TAAAGACTTTTGCTTTTATTGCTTTTTGTAAACAATGGTAGTTTTTTGGATACATCATATAAAGGATTAAATGGTTTACAACTTGTAGGAAATCCATGCACTTCGTTTACAGTAATTTCTGTAATTTCTAATTTATCCCAACTGACTTTACCTAGGTCTTTTTCTAGCTGTTTTGTATTTTTGACAAATCTTGTACCATTTATATCACTTAACATGTATCGGTCATCGTTCCATGAAAGTGTAGCAACCTTAGAGCCGTTGCTTTCTAATATCCAAAATTTTCCATCTACTATTTCTTTTGCTTTTAATGTCATACTATATACCTCGCTTGTAATGGCTCAGCATATAACTGAGCGTTTTCACTCACACGTTGTAAATCCCATGTAGCACAGAATTTCATTAGACGTAATCCAACCTGTGAAATTTGTTTAGGCTTATCTGTTGCTTCTTCAATTACGTCATTAATAATACTACGAATATTACCTGGTTGTGCAGTTAAATCACAAAGGGTAACATTTCGATTGTAATCATCTAGTACACGATGTTCAACACCTTCATGATCTACCCATCGCTGTAACATAAGATTGTTCCAATTATATCCTTTGCTGTTTTTATCTTCAAATGCTTCTTGTAATCCTACTTTGTTCTTAGTGCCTTTTTTACGCACACCAGGATATGCAGAGAACACATTATCACTTGTGTCACCACGCATACACTTTTCAAACAACATAAATTCAGGATCGGGTGCAGGCTTAGGTTGGCCTGTTTTCTTATCAATTACAGGTTTGCCTTTGTCTGTAAAATAACCTTCGTGTGTAATAACAGTATTTGTAACACCATTGTACTGACGTACATTAGGTGCTACTAGCTGTGCAAAATCGCCATCTGTTGAAATAATTGCATGATTGTCATTAGGGTGTGCTTGTACCCAACCTGCAATCAAGTCATCTGCTTCTAGTTGCGGATGATGCAATACAGTGCAATTAGTTTTGTCTGTAACAAACTCTTTAAAATGATCAAACGCTTCCCAGAACAATTTGTCTTCTTCTGCCTGCGAAGCAGTCATTGCATCGCGAGTTTCTTGTCTGTTACGTTTGTAAGGCTCATAGTAGTCCTTGCGCCAACTACGTCCTTCTAAACAAAACACGACATGGCTACCATTAAAGTCTTGCCATGCTTTCTTAATGCTGTTAAGTGTAATATGAAAGGCCATGCCAAGTTTTGTATCAGCATCGCCTCTGATTATGTGTCTTGCACGAAAGAATGTATTTGCAGTGTCTACTAGTATATAGGTCATTAACTTACCTCTGATTTATCCTTGTCTATAGGTTTAACATTAATATAACCCATTTCACGCTGTGTGTCAAGTCCGTCTTCTTCCAAAATCTGCATTGCAATAGTACGGAACCATCCATTTACAATTTCTTCATTAGTTTCGCCTGTATAGCCTGCATCTAATAGTTGCTCGATAAACTCATTATTCCAGTCTAGTTCAAAAAAACCGTTTTTGATGTTGTCTGGGTTTACTTGTGTATCTAATACGCCTACCCAAGGTTTACCGGCTTTTGTAGATTCTTCTTTTTCACGCTGAAGAATTGCTCTACGTTCTTCCTCAGTAGTTTTAGGTTTTTCTGTAATTTTAGGTTGTACACCTAATGCTTTTTTAAGTTTATCCCAGTTCATAGTCCTGCCTTTCTTGCACGAGTTTCGATAGAATTTTTTCTATCAAGCTCTGTACATTGTTTTTGATCTTTTTCAAATTCTTCTGGATCAAACATATTCTCAAGTCCCCCACGCATTTCCGAATAGGGATATGTGAAGTCTTGGTGTAAACCTCCAACCTCGCTCCATACATGCTTCGGCGACTTCTTTGACGTTGAGATTGTATTCTTCACTACGTCCACCCAACGGCATAAGATATACCGGACATTGTACCCCGGCACTTCTGTAAGCGTCCACAGCTCTTGTAACTTCTTCAAAGTCATCTTGAGTAGCGACAACAAACTTAAGATAAATGTCACTACCATCAACAAGGCTATACTCTTTAGCAACATCAGGGAGTATAGCAGTTTCCCAAGGTTCTCCTGAAACGCTAAGTTTTGGGGAACAACTCCAAGTAACTTCAAATCGCTCTTGATCTGCGAGATAGTTGAAGAAATCATCGTGTAACTTTTGTGTAGTGTTTGTTTCAAATGTAACATTTTTTAGGTCCTGCATACGTGGATGTTCGAACAAATCAATGTAGAGCTTTTGCCACGCTAACAAAGGCTCGCCACCTGTCATGATCAAATGAATGTCTTGACCGTTGTCCTGTGTCCACTTACCATTAGGAGTAAGTGACAGTAAATGTTCAACCACTTCATCTACTTCTGCAAGTTTATTGAAGTGTTTAAACTCTGGATAGATACTTGCATATGTATCACAGCCTGTGTGAATAATAGGCAAGTCCTCAAATTTTTCTGTAGTTTCATGCACTTTATTATCAATAAGTGCTTTTACTTCATCGTTGTATCTTTTACCTTCTTTGTGTAATGTCCAACGATCTTTCTTTTCACCTGTACCAAAGTTCATGCAACGAAAGTTACAACCAAATGTACGCAAGAATACGCTGGGTACTCCTACAAACTTACCTTCACCTTGTACACTATAAAATGCTTCTGAATACCTTAGTTTCATAGTGGCAACCTTCCTGTATACAGATCAGTACATAAACTTATCATACCCATAGCAAATACTACTATTATGAATACCTGTGCCATTCTACATGCAATATAATCCATCATCTTGGTGCAAACTCCTGTTGTAGTTTAATATTATCCATGAACTCTTTTTTAGTGCCTGGATCATCATTAAATGCACCTTTTAGCACAGTAGTTTGTGTAAGTGAACTATGAGCTCTAATACCTCTATTTTCACAACAACCATGTGTTGCTTGGATGTACACACCTACGTTTTTACTGCCAGTTGCTTTCATAATTTCACGTGCAATATCATTGTTTAGTTCTTCTTGCAGTGTGCCACGTTTTGCACACCATTGTGCAATACGTGTGTATTTAGAAAGTCCAATTAGTTTTTCTGCGGCAATAATACCAATATATGCGACGCCTGTAACAGGCTGATGATGATGCGAACATACACTTTTAAGTTCACTTCGTACAACCAACATACCTTCATAACCATCATCTACATGATTAGGAAATGCAGTTGCGTTAGGCATAGGATCATAACGTCCTGCCATTAGTTCATTTACATACATTTTAGCAAGACGTCTACCCCCGCCCAATAGCGGATACCTGCATCTTGTAGGCGGGCTTTAATTTGTTCACTTTTGCTCAATTTGTTTCTCCGAGTTATAGACGAGGATGTCTCTCATCATTATGTCTTATTATATGATATATTTAGGTTTTTGTCAAGCATTATATTAGAAATACTTGTCAAGAACTTCCAATTGATCATGATATTCTGCAATAACTTTGAGTTCTTTTTCAATTGCTTCCAAAATATCTGGATGCTCTCCAACTCCTGCTGAATTCTTAAGATACACTTCTACGTTCATTGCATGTTTGGCAATGTGCCCTTTTGCGTGTTCTTTGATTGCTTCGATCATATTGTCTCTTGTATATTCTTTAGCCATTTGTTTCTCCTTTTCTGTAGTTACCCTTTTCAGGTATTACATGACGCACACCGCCACGTGGATCTTCCATATCGCCTTTGCGTCTTGGAATAAGATGAACATGCGGATACATCACTGTTTGTCCTGCACTTTCACCAATGTTTTGTCCAATGTTATAAGCATCACAGTAGCCTTTCTGGATCCAGTCATAACCCCAACCATATGCAGCTTTGTAACATTTTTCAAGTTTTTCCCATGTTTCTTCTTTGGGTACAAAAAGAACATGTCCTTCTGTAACAGGAAACCCATCTTTAAATACAGTGTAATCTCTTGTATCTACAAGAACATCCGTCCAAGGTACTTCATTATACTGCATAAAATTCTTCCTCTACGTATCTTTTTAGTTCATGATCGCCTATGTTTTCAGGAACTCTTTTCTTATAAAACAGTTCATAACTGTCACTACCATATTTGCCAATACCATATAATTGTGTAGCATCTTCACCGTCCCAAGTTAGATAATCTTTGCTCATCTGACGCAAACGTTTTTCTCGAACATTTACCATTCCCAAAGGTTGAATAATCATTTTAATAGTTTCTGGTAGTGTATTTAGGTAATGCACTGGCGTAGGACAAATTCCAAACAGTTTAGGTAGTACACTTTTTACCTGCTTGCGGCTTGTTTGATTGAGGCATATAACCCCAACCATGTGTTGCCAACTATTGTCTACCTGTTGTTGTACCATTAAATCATCACGCATTAATATTCACCTACATTCTCCCAAGGATAAACAAGCCAAACATCTTCTTCTGCTTTGTTTACTTCATCACAATGATATGACACCCCGTCAAACTCACTTGATAAGTTTTCTGTTAATACTGCGAAGCGAACATTGTCACCCCAAATTTGATCCCACACAAGAGAATTGGGTAAACAACTTGCTTGCCAATCTTCTTTAATCCAATTGAATGTAGCACCTGTGTCGTTAATGTCATCTACAATAAGAATCTTTTTACCTTCTGGATTGTGTTTAAACTGTCCCATCTCTGGAGCATATTCTCCATGTTCATCATAACCGTATGCGTCTTCACTCATCCAAGCATTAGTTTCGCTACCGTATCCGCTATCGTCACGCAAACTTACTTTAAGTGCTTCACAGCGAATACCAGTCATGTTTGAAATAATAGTAGCAGGTACATTACCACCACGTGTAATTCCTACAATATAATCAGGACGCCAGTTGTCCTTGTACATTTGATTTACAATACTAACGCACATTTTTTCTACGTCTTGCCAACTGTAATATTTTTTATTCACTTTTTGCACCTCTTGCTAGATATTCTTCATTATGAATCCACTTGTAACCTCTATTGGTAATAGTGTCGCCACCAAATGCCATAAATCCCCATTCTTTTTGTTTTCGCCCCATGAAGAATAAACTCCAGCATGGGATTTCATTTCCTGCAGAATCCTTTTCAAGTTCTAACCAATGTAAATCATCTGCCGAACGCATACGAAAGTGTCCTGGCCCTCTCCAAACTTTAGTGCTTCCTACAACTCCACCTGTAGTTTCATTGCGGAGAGGAATATGCTCCCAATAGCCACCTTTAAGAATAAATGTAGCATAACCCCATGGATGATCATGTAATGTAGGTTCATCACTAACAAGAACCTTGTGTAATGTAATGTTAAAAGGAAAGCGTTTGCGTTCTTTTAAAAATAGGTAATAACGGATAAGGTATGGAACCTTTCCGTCTCTGTCTGTAATTACTCGACGTCTGCCGAGCTTGTCCATTAGTTTAGAAAGGAATGTCATCTTCATTGTTAGCCTCGTAGTCATCCTTGATTAAATTATACATCTGCTTGAATTTTTCAAATTCTTTTTGGAATGCAGGGTACTGTTCGCACATACCTTTAATCTTATGCATACTTGGCATTGTGTCTACCCATTCTTCAAAACTAGTGTTAATTGTAAATGTATCGTCACTCATACTATAATCACCAGTGTCTGCTAAACTTGTATTAATTGTAATAGTATTAGAACCATTGTATATGTAATCGTTTCCAGAAAAACTGCTTATATCTACTTCAAATGTTCCATTATTAAGTCCTAAGTCTAACTCCATTTGTTCTGCATCTTTATCATTTGACATCTTTTAGTACCTCATATAATGCTTGACCTGAGAAAAACTCTTTGCTTAGTTTGTTAACCTGTTTGTGTATGCTTGGCAAATAATCTTCATAGTTGTCCATATAATCAACTATTTTTTTCATTAGTTCACCTCTGTATTTTGTGTATGCACTGTAATCTTCAGTCCATGCACTTGGATATTTGAATTCTGGTAGAGCCATTTCACTGTAGCTTAGTCTGTCTGGAACCATCGGAATAGTATCTACAAGTGCGCCTTCATACCAACTAATACCAAGTGTTTCCTGCAAGTTAGCAGAGAACACCATCTTTGCTTCGCCTAGCAAGTTGTGATATTCGTTTTTACTTAGACTTTGTTCTTGACACACAACAAATTCATATTGCGGCAAGTGAGTTTTTAAATCACGGAAAATGTCAACCTGCTTTTCAGGAGCAATGCGATGTGGAAAGAGTATGATATCTTTTTTGTCCATGCCTTTGTAACTGTCTAGACTATTACGTAGATACTCCATAGGCCAGCCAACTTTGTGAACATTTGTATGATATTGAACATATCCATTAGGTGTATAACTAAATGTTTCTTTAAACAGATCTATATGAAATTCACTTGCAAAGAAGTTGTCATCATAAGTTTCGAACATGCTTTTTTCAGCATTTCTAACCCAAGGTTTATCACCTATTAGTCTGCCCAAGAAGTCATGTGGGTCATAACTACCAGCATGCCACAAGCCACCAATGCGAATGTTAACACCCAATAGCTCTGCCATGTAACGTAGTTGTATAACTGTAGGATTCCAGGCATCGGTGTACAAAAAATAATCGCCATCTTTGACCTGACCATTGCAGAACATTTCTCCTATCTGTTCTAGTTGTTTGCTCTTATATACATTGGTCCCACCAAAGTTAAGAAAAGCCCCAGGAGTAGTAGCCTGAGGAGTTTCTCCACCGCTGATAACAACGACTTCTTTATTTGTAGCATGTCGCAGTTGCTTTGGAAGATAATCTTTCCACTGCTTAGTATAGCGTGTATCAACTGCTTCTATGTCTACAATGTAAATAGTCATTGAAATCTGCTCTTACGCTTTTTCTTGTTCTTATATCTCTGAAAAGCTAGATAACCTTCCCACACTTTATCACCTTTTTTATAAAGACTTTTTTCATCAAAAGGTTTTGCTTCGTAACGGCAATAGTCTTTAAACTTCTCCAAATCGTCAAATACCTTGTTGTATGCTTCACGATTGAATTCGATAGTCATTGTATTAGCTTCCTTATACATTTTTAGGATTAGGGTAAAAAATTGAACAGCCATTTTCGCCATCTTCGGCAACATCAATTTCTACAAAGCGGCCTGGATACTTTGCAGAAATCTTTGCATACAATTCGTCAGCGATCATCTCGCACGATTTGTAATCTAAAAAGAGCACTTCAGAGTCGGTTGAGCTCGCTCCCGTACTTCCTTCACTATCTGTTCCTGTAGAGTTTGATTGTCCTGAGTAGAGTCTTTCGAGCCAGCGTTTGAATTGGATGAATTCGATATCTCTATCGTCGTGGAACACTTCGATGCGCACCCGGAAATGGAAAATATGACGATGAGGATAACCAAGAAACGAAACGTCATCCCAATCACCTGTCGCCAATTTCGGATCATCTAATGCTGCTGGATACTTGTGTATCCCCTCCTTACGAAAAGTCACCCATATAGATCTATTTACCTTGTTTTGCATGTAATTTGCTCTGTCATCTTCACGCATCATTCTCAACATACCTTCATAGTATCGTTCTTGTGTCATTATAATATACTACCTTTCGATGGGTTTGTCAAGCCCATATTCGTTCCAATTTGTAAATTTATCACGATCCATTAGATTGTGTAGGCTGTGGCACCACACACCTGGATTGGTTGCACGAAAATCTTTGTCATCAATTTTCACCATTGTGTTGTAATTCCATAATTTAGCATAAGGAATTGGCACACGGATTTGTGGAATAAAGTTATCATAGTCGCAAAGAGCTCCATCATGAAAATCAACACAAGCACTTAAAGGAATGTCAAGTGTACAAAAATATCCTTGACCTAGATAATGCAGTATCATTGATTCCCATTCACGATAAAAATCATATTTGCTATTCGGATCTTTTTCAGGATCGAAACTGTGATTTGCACCAAAGAAAATATGTTTAATATTTGTATTTTCTAGATGTTTATCAATAACAGAAGGAGAAGCAAGTCCTACTATAAACAGTGTTTCCATTCCGTAAGCAGGAGTTTTTTCAACTTCAACGCCTGTGAAAAAAGTAACGTTACTTTCTATACCTGTTTCATAATCACGCTTCATACTATGCCTCTAAACTTACCATTTCTAATTTTAAAGTATGTATTTGATCTTTTAACTTAAATTTTTCAATCTTAAGTTCTTTAAGTTTACTATCTTCTGCGAATTTGTCAAACTCTTTTTGTATCTTTTCGTCTAAGTATCTATGTTTTCTTTCTAAAGATTCAATACGACTTTTTAATTTGTCTATTGCTGATTGATAGTTGCTCATTATACCTCCTCGAATAAATTTGCAAACTGTGTGCTTGCGTTTACTGTTTTCTTTCCTGTTGCTCCTCTAGTGCCAATAATTGACATCCAGAATCTTGAAAACTCTTCGATTACAGCGTTCGCTTCGTCTCTGCTGTCTGTTGCGAATATTGCTTCAACAACATCTCTAAAAAATAACCGGTCAAAGGACTCGTCCACAAGCATCGCCGGATAAGTTCCGTTGTCGTATTGCCTGTTTGCTTCTTGTACTGCATCTATGTGACTCCAAACATTATGTGCCATTTGTATGGCGTATGAAAAACTATCCCAACTAGTTTTGCCTTCTTTGCCTATTTTATTTAGATCACCTGGACCATAAATGCAAACATCTTTGGCTTGTAATCCTGTAGTGATAGGTGAATCTTTGAAACTACCATGTTTGCCTTCTCTTACAAAAGCCTGTCCAAACGGTGTTGTGTCTGTTGATAATGCCTTGTCATCGATACTTGGAACCATTCGATACACCCACTTAGTTCTGTCTTGAGTTTCAAGTTCACAGTAGATCTGTCCATTAGCGGTTGCGAGGAAAGGCGAAGCACAATCAAATGTGATAGTAAAGTTTTCATTGTGATATTTCCTTACGGCACGTTGTATATCTGTTAGTAGAGTAGCCCATTCAAGTTTTGAAGTACCTAAGAAGTGCATAAAGTCATGTATGCCTTTTTCGAGCAATCCATCAAAACGCAGTGCTACTAACCTTTTTAGCACAAGATGAACATCACACATATTTTGTCCACCCATTGACCAACCATTAAAGTGTGTGTCGGGATATTTCTTAGGATCGCAGTAATCCTTCATCTGCTGATACCAATCTTCTGCGTCAGCATGATTTTCTCCTTGGAGAACATTAAGGAATTTACAAGCACCACTGCGATTTTTCATAAAATAATCGTTGTTGATACGTGTAGCATTAACAGCATCTTGATAATTGTTGATACCTGTTGCTTTCTGCCCAGCAGGTGAACGTGATACCCAAGCAGGAATATCAAGTATCATCCCATAGTCCATATAAGCGTCCATCCAACTTAAAACTTGTGTGCGTTTTTTCATTGCTTTAGGACAGTTAGGATCTTTCCAATCTCCTTCCCAAACACCTTTACCAATCTGGAATCCTCCTGAGTCACCCAACAACCAACTAGTTTCTCGATTTCTATCTCGAATCATGTCTTCTTTGGCTGAGTCTTTGTTAATGTCAAGTTCAGCATGTCCTGCTGAATATAAACTCCATTGATATTTAAATAAGCTCTTGTCTCTGTTGAGCCAGTTGCCACTTTCAACACCGTTGGTCCAATGTTTAGGAACACGATTATAATCAACGTATTCTTCTCTGCGTTGCTTGCCTACAAATGTAGCATAAAAGCCACTTAGTGCGGGCAAGAATATTGCATAATCTTTTTGTGATGCTGTTAGATCACTGTTCATACTATTTGCTCTGTGCTGGAAGGATATAATTGTATTCAGCCATACCTGAATCTACTGTAATTTGCATTGCACCTTGATCTGAAATGCTCATTTTAATATCACCATCAAGACTTAGAATAGCCTGCGTTTGTGCTACTGGCCAAGCCCAAGTATGTTTCAGCGAACCTTCAATGCCTGCTTCGAATACAAACGAACCTGCGTGTGTGCTTGCATCACCGAAACTAAACACAAGATCACCATTTTCAGTTTTTACATTAAATGTAGGCTCTTCTGAGTGCGCCGCACTCTGTAGTTTCATACGACCAATTGCGGCCACGCTTGGCGAAAATGAAACGTCCCAACTTGCGCCTTTGAATTTTACGCTTTTTAGTTTTTCTTCAATAATCTGTTTGTTCATAAAGCGATAGTCATTTTGGAAATCACCTGTTGCGTTTTCAAAGTGAATGTGTGTTGGAATACTTTCACCATTACGTTCTTGATTGACAACATCAATTTTTGCATCCTTTTGATATTCTGGGTTTTTCAAATGCAATGCCAACTTGTCTAAGTTAGGCATACCAAATGTACCATCTGCAACTTTTGATTGTGTGGTTGCTGTTAAAATTACAGAGCGATCCTCTGCCATTGATTCAATTGTTGTAGTGTCTTCGCCAGTGACTTTAACAAGGCTGAGAAAGCCCAGTGCATGTGTGTGTGCGACTACGTCTTGTAAGATATCTTTCATTCGTGTTCTCCTATAGTTAAGTTTATTATATTGTCTTGCTTGGGTTTTGTCAAGTATTTTTCAATACTATATTTAGGTTTGAAGCCTAAAAACTTTAATTTTTCCATGTTTGCACATGTCCATTCACGCTCATGTGGGGTATTTAGACGAATGGGCAAGTCTGGTGCAAAATCACGGACTCTAAATGGAACGCCTGTGCCTATATCTACAGTATCTGTATACTTACTTTGCATGAGAAGTTCTATTGCATCGCATAAATCTTCTATGTGTATAAAATCTCTATAATGATTTGTAACGTATTCAAGTTGCCCGTTAAAGAATTTAGCAAGGAACATGTTGGATCTTGGATTGTCACTGTATACTGTGTGGAATCTCATTCCTAGTGTATTAGGATAACATGCGGCAGCTTCTTCTACAATATATTTGCTTGCCGCATAAGGGTTAAGATGTGGTTCATATGCACTACTTGAACTTGCATAAAGTATTCTTGTGTTAGGATACCGTTCGAATAGTCTCTTACTTACTTCTACATTATTACGCCAGTAGCCTGCAGGATCTTTTATGCTTTCTCTTACACCACTTTTTCCGGCCAAGTGTATTATTAAATCAAATTCTTCTTTAAGATCACATGTTAGCAAATCTTGGCTGTTGTTTAGTTTATCTCGATCCCATCCATCTTCTAGATCAATACCTACTATACTGTGATTTTTTCTTAATCTTGTTAGCAAATGGCTTCCTATAAATCCTTTGTGTCCTGTTAGTAGTACATGCATTATTCTTTCCTAACTGTATTATTGTAATTTGCTGCTTCTTCAAGGATTGTTAATCTTGCTCCAGAACTTTGCGCTGATCTAACTGTCGCTATTACATCTTTAGGAAAACAATGTCCACCATAACCTCTTTTTTCTGTTACTGCTGAATGGCTGGATCCTATTCTATCATCATCTGTTATTACAGTGCGAACTTTTTCAAAATCAATATTTTGATCTTGGCAATAGTCAAAGACTTGATTAAAGAAACTAACCTTTAATGCTAGAAAACTATTTCGTAATGCCTTTGCGGCAACTAATTCTTGAGGATCAAAAATACTTATGTTTATATTACCTAGAGCAAGTCTATAAATGTCACTCCAAAAGTTTGTACCATTACCGCCAAAGTAAAAATCTTTGTTATTCACACAGTCCTCCTGCCAATATTTTTCTCTAAGGAATTCTGGCGAGTATGTTATATTAAGATTTATATTTGCAATTTTGTGCCAACCTTCTACAGAGATTGTGCTTTTTATCAGAATAGGAACATCTGGTGATGATTCTAATACATCAAGTATATTTGAAATATCACACTCACCATATTCTTTAGGAGGTGTACTCACACAAACGATTATTGCATCTGCGTGTTTAAGATCCCCGTATTGTTTCTTTGCGGGATCACTTATTATTATATCGTGATATTCTTGTAGTAACAATTCCTGGGCTTGTCCTACATAACCATATCCTGCTATCCCTATAATCATTTTTTCTCAACTACTCTTTTTCTTAAATCACTAGAACTAAATCTGTGATCCCTTTTATTAAAATGAATATCTATATCTCTTTTACGACATATATCTCGGCCAGTAAAATCTTTGTCACGGTATTCTTCGCCTAATATTCTTACATGAATATTGTACATACTAAGAATATCCTCTAAATCTGATTCGGTGCTGTAAGGTATAATTTCATCTACATAACTTACTGCTTTTAGTTGCGTATAACGTTCCACTATAGTTTGTATAGGCGAATTCTTTTCTTTTCTATCTATGCTTGGATCAAATTGTAGTCCAATAATTAAATAATCACATTGATCTTTTGCATCACGTAACATTTGAACATGTCCTGCATGTAGTAAATCAAATGTTGAACAAGTAAATCCAACTTTCATTTTGCTATTCCTCTTTGCCTAAAGTTTTCTAGTATTTCTTTAGTGTCTCGCCAACTTTTCACTTGTTTAGCAACGCCGCCTGCTTCTTTCACTGCATATGCTAAACTAAAATCATTACCGTCTGGATCCATTCTGTCACCAAAGAAAAAGATTCTGTTTTCTTTTATATCGTCTAATACCTGACGTTTATCTTTACCTTTTGAAATAATGTCAATGCCAGTTTCTCCTCCAACTACAGCACTTACTTCAGGAAATGCTTTGTTTATTCTTTCTGCTATATGTATTCTTTCATCACTCTCTATATCATAATAAAAATAATCTTTACGTTGAACCTTATCTGCATTACGTCCTACTATACTAAAATTAACCATCCCGGGACGTTCTTCTATGTGTTTACCAGTTCTTGTTTTATATTCGCTTGATTCAAGTTCATCCTCAAGAAATTTGCGTAATTCTTTGCTAATTTTCCATGGATTTGTATAAATGTTTTTTTGTTTTTGCCAAATGTCATTACCGTTACAATTATAAATTTTATTAACACTCATACAAATTTCAGGCCCAATTTGTTCTAAAGTTTTTGGGTTGTCACTACCTGTTACTAAGCTCACAGGATTATTTTGTGCAAAGTATAAAAACCAAATTGCAAATTGGGGGTTTATTTTTTTTCTACTAGGTGTTAGTGTTCCGTCTACGTCAAACAAAAAATGATTCATTATTCTTCATCTCCAAAATCAAACAAACTATTGAATGTGTTATGTTGTTTTGTATCTTCAAGATCATATTTCAACACACCAATCAAGTTATCAAGTTTGTTGTCAATAATAGTTGATTCCATAGCATCACCGTCAAACGGCAGTTCTTTAAACCAATCTGGCAAACGCAATTCATCCGTAGGATACGCAACACTTGTATACCCTAATGGATTCTGTTTAAGTTTGCAAACAATAACTTTCATACCGTCTACAATCTCTTGCGAGTACTTGTCACCGTTCATACGTTTCAGTGTGTTCCAGTTGATGCTTGCTCTTACGTGTCCAGGCATATTTGCTTTGCCTTGTTTCTGTTCAAGACGCTGATAGTGTCCAATTTTGTTTGCACGTTTAGGCGAACCTTTCTCCCAACCTGGACGTTCTTTGAATTCACGTCTAAAATCTGTAATACGTTCAAGTATATCTTTTTCTTCTTGACCTTTAAGCACCATTAGTAGAATTTCACTTAGAAATTCTTGCATAAACACAGGAGTATCTGAACGTCTCAAGTCCAATCCCATTGCTTTTACTTTGCCAGGGCCATCTGCGTCTGTACGGAAACCTTCAATATCATACACAAGAGCTGCATAGCGTTTTTTAGTAATATATAATCCGCTTTCTGCAACAATTTCTCTACCTGCGGCAATAACTTCTGCACGGCTCTTTGGACAGTGAAATGCTTTAGCCATAAACTTTTCAAATGTAGTATTGGCTTCTTCTGCTACTTGATCATACAGTGTGATAACATTTTCTTTAGTCCAAGGTATTTGTCCTGCTTTAATTTGTTCTTCAAGAATAGGATATGCACTAAAATACACCGAGTCTGTATCTCCATAGATAACTGCTTTACCTACGTGATCATACTCGCCTGTAATAACCTTGTTTACTTCGGCACTCATGTGTTTAACAATAGTTCTACCACTCAGCGTAGTTGATTGTCCGATGCGTTTATCAAAGAATCTACAACCTGGATTTAGAATAGCACCATACAAACTGTTCAAGTTAATCTTCTTAACCAACTGTCGCTTGTCCCAGAATGCTACTTCAATATCATTACCTGCTTCTTTTGCTTTTTTAAGTTGTGCTTGTAGTTCTTTACGTTCTGCATACCAGCGTTTAAGAATACCTGGAATAACTCCTTCAAATTCATGTGTAAAGATTGTGCCATTTGAACTCAACATCCAAGGAGTATGACTGTCAAAAATTAATTTGTAAATCTCTGCAGCACTCATAGTGTCTGACTTGCCGTTTTCCCAGTCAATAGTTAATGCTACATCTTTTCTACAGGCCATAACTGCTTCATATTCTTCTGTGCCAAAGCGTCCTTCCCATGACCCTGCGAATGATTTCTTTTTAAGATTCATGTCTTCATGAACACGAGCTTCTGTTATCTCTGGACGCAGTTGTCCTACAATCGTTTCTGGAGCCATATTTAAAGCACGAATAACACTTGGGTATAGACTGTTCAAGTCCATTGAACCAATCCATTTGTGTACCCCTACTTTTGGAAATGCAACATACGCACCTGCGGCCGCTGTGTTTTCATCGTCACGTTTAGGACGATTAGGAACTTGTAGTCCTCTGTGATGTGCTTCGTTGATGATTGCTTGTTCTGTAACTGCAACAGCACCCATTGTGGTCTGTAGCAAAACAGTATTTGCGTGTGCAAGTTCGTTACTAAGATCAATAAATCTTAGTTTTTTGTCCAACTTGTCCAGTAGTGCAACGTCTTGTCTGTTGTACTCAATGAACGTTCTGAAGTCATTGTTATAAAGTTGATCGAGCGTACCTTCGTACACAGTTTTCTTTTCACCAACTTCCATTTCGCCAATGGCATCAAGTCTGTAAGTATGTCTTTCTTCATATGTGTATTTACGATATAATTCCAAACTATCTAAATGCACTCTGCCTATTAGGTCATAGGTTTCAGCTTGTTTACCATACTTCTCATACTCACGTTTTTTAGGTAGTTGTTTCCATAAACAAAAACGTCTAGTGTCATCTTTGCTTAGTACACGACTTACACGATTTACAGTGTAGGGAATATCATAACCTTCACTGTTCCAACCTGTTAAGATGTCACTGTCTTCGATTAGATCAAGGAATGCTTGAAGCATATCGCCTTCGTTGTCAAACAGGATAACATCTTGACCCCATTCTTTTACTTCTTCTTTGGCCTGCTCCATTGAGAGTGTTTTCGGAGGAAGTGCAAGTGTAATAAGTGCGTCCATCCATTGTAAATGCACAGTGATAGCAGTAATTGGCATGAATGGATCACTTGGATCAGCAAAGCCACGCTCTGGATCAAAGTCTGTCTCAATATCGAAAAACGCAACATTTAGTTTAGGTGCATCTTGATTCAAATAGTTTTCTGAAAGACATTGAAAGATAGGATTGATATCACTTTCAAATAGTTTTTTGTTTTTGTTTATTGCTAATTCTTTGCGAAAGTCTTTGGTATGCTTGCAAACAACTCTTGTAAGAGGATCACCATAGACACTTTTGTATTTGCCTCTTGGATCTTCATAATAGAATGTGTATTTTACGGGATATTCTGTGTAGTGTCTTTGCCCATCTTGGCGTTCCACTACTCTGATAATATCAGAATCTCTGTCAAAGTATGCATCGACGTAACTCAATCATTTCTCCTTCGTTGCTTATGGCCAACTTAACCTTCTACATGCCCGACACTTGTCTTGGGCGTACTATTACTTATTACAGGATCAATCCTGCAACATAAATTACGGTTAGTCCTGCATTTAGGACTACTAAACTTTTTTCTTTCCACAATATGCCTATTAAAACCCATAGGCAGTTACTTGCAATAAATGCAAATATATACCAAGGATAGATATTAAATGCGGCCAGCGTTGCAGCCACCAGCAAACATGCTGTACTAAACCATGCTAAAGGTTGATAAGGTTTTACCACCATGATGCTGCAACTCCAAATCCAAATATGTTTACACAGGCAAAATAAAATGTTAGTAGCATAACCCATGCCGCACCTCTACGATACGATGCATAACATTGAGTAATACTGCCTACAAAAAATCCTGGATAAACAATTAGCATATTAGGATCTCTTGCACTTATAGCAAGGGTCATGCTTGCACCAACAGTAAAAATAAAACTAACAAGCTCAAATGCAAATGCAGTTCTGTCACTGTGATAACTGTTTAGCCAAAAGTCTCGTATTTTTTGCAATTACTTGTCCTTACCAACTGTAACAACAAGTGTTTCCAAGTCATCAAACTCTTCTGCAACTCTTGACCAATCACCTTTCTGTGCAATTTTAATTGCCTTATTAATCATAGCAGGTTTAATATCCAATTCTTCTGCTACTGCTTTTACAGTGTCTTTTAAACCAGCCTGTAAATCTTCAACTTCTTGTAATACTGTAACACCTTCATTTACTAGACGCTCCAGTTTGGCCTTTTCTTCAGGACCGTATACTCTATCACTCATGTGATTCTCCTTAATTTATGTATATTATATAGGATTATTTAGGCAATGTCAACTGTTTTTTTCTTCGTCTTTGGTTTTATATTGCCATTCATCTGTATGTCCTACAGACCATTTGGGTTCAGTTTCAACAGCATAATTTTGGGTACACACTTTAAAATCTGGTGTTAGTAGCTTTTCTGGTGTTAAACTGCTGTCACGCCAAATTACTCTGTTGTTTGGTTGTGCAGCAAATTGTCCATTATCAAGACGTATTACATTAAATGATTTGTGTTCTGGATCATGCTCTGAAAAGTTTGTATCGATATACGAATGATCTCTGTGTGCATTATCTATAGTAAATTCGTATTCACCTGTGTGCATACGTTTATCTTTACCAAAGAATTCGCATCTTGACAGTAAAGGTTTTTGCACAACTGTAATATCGTAATCAAAACAATCCCACAACTGTAAAACATCCAAAGGCAACAGTTCTCCATGATCTGTTTTCCATACAAATGCACTTATAGGTAATTTGTCATATAGCGCACCGTAGTCTGTTAATAGTGTTTCGAAATATAGGGCTTTATACGTTGTTGATTTTACGCTGATCCAAATACCAGGAGTAAACTCGCCATGTCCTTTTTCAAGGTCATACAGATATTCTTTTCTTACGTAAACTGAAATTGGAGGTAAAGGATGTACTAAAAATGCCATGTCATCTATATTTATTCAGTTCTTTGTATAGACGTTCTTTTATGGATTCAGTTTTCTTATTTTTTTCTGCTTTGCTGTATTTGTCTTTTAAGCGACCAAGTTCTTCTTGACTTGCGCCTGCTCTACCTGCAGCTGCAGCTTTTTTCATATATTCTTTGCCGTGTTTTTTAACACCAGTATAATATTGTAAACCGCTTTCGTCAGTTTTCTCATCATCGATGTTTTTGCCTTTTGATTTCATAAGTGCTTTTTGCATACTAATAATGTTATTTCTATATGCAGGATTAGTTAACAGTTCTGAGAATAAAGCCACGTATGGTTTTATTGCTTCTCTTTCATCTTGGCTTAGAGTCTGTCCTTCTCCTGCTTTTTCTAATCCTCTTGCTATTAATGCACTTGGATCCATATCAGGATCTAGGGCACCTCCTACAGTGGTTGCCGCAGGTGTAAGTGCCATGATATCAATATTATCTTCACCAACTAGTTTATCTTTTAATGGATGAGGTTGTTCACCTGTTGAACTTGGCTTGGACATTTTAGGCATTGCATCTGAACCTTTTGCTTGTCCTGCTGATCCAGTTTTTTGTTTACCTTCAGTGACTATACCTGCAAGTTTTGCAAAGTCACTTACATTATCTATTCCTATAGGCATTGATCCTTGTGGTACTGTTACACTTTCAGTAACATAATCTTTTGTAGGAGCAACTTCTTGTGCCGGAGCATTTGCCATTTGTAGTAGAGCTTGTTTGTCTGCTTCAGGATTTGAAGGAAATAACTGCTTCATCATAGAACTCATTTTGTAAAAGTCAGTCATATTAACCTCGCTTCATTACTATGTTTATTGCTTTATCTACATCAAATTTTGTAAAATGCTTTGCACCAAATTCATTGCCTACATTCTTGTAAATCCATTGAGTGCCTTTACTTCTAAGATTTTTGTTTACCCAGGCAACAAGATCATCCATATCCTTGGGCATTACACTTGAAAGTGCGCCTTTAACTTTATCTAAAAATCCTTCTTCATTGGTTTTCTTTTTTGCCATATTCGTAGCAATAGCATACACAGCACCTTCTGGGTCCATGCCTTTGTCTTTAGCCCATTTGGCTATGTTAGATTTTGCTTTAGGTTTATCTAAAATTTTGTCAGCAGTCTTGTGTGCTTTTTTAAGTGTTTTTTTATCTAATTCTGTGATTTGAAAAACACGCATTAGCCAACCTTTACACAGTTGTCTACAGTCTTTCCGCCTTTTTTCTTGGTGCCCATGCGTCTGTAGCCTTTCCAGCATACTTTGCCATCAACACCTTTTTGCTTTTCTTCGTCTAGCGTTTTGTAACTTGGCTTACCACACTCTTTACAAAGTTCGTCTTTTGATTCAGTTTTCTTTCTAAACTTGTCTCTTAGTTTTGGTTTTCCTGATAGACTTTTTTTAATGTCTTTGTTTACTTGATTTGGATCAATACCTGCTGCTCTGCTTAAACTATCGGCATCGGCTTGAGTTTTGTTAACTTTATCTTGCATACCTTTGCCTACAACATTCATTCTATCTACCATACCAGAATCAGTTGTTTTACTTTTTAATAGTGCAGCTTGCTGTTGTTTTTTTAAAGCGGCTTGCTTACCTGTCATTGTAGGTGCATCTTCTTTAACTTTACTTGATTTTTTCTTAGATTCTAACATTGCTGTTAGACCGTCTTTGTACGAAGATTTCTTAGCAGATTCGACTTGCTGTTCAGCAAATTTCATTTCATAGTCTAGATTGTGGTATACAGAGCTGATATAATCTGCGGCTTTAGTAATCTTAGCCTGTTGCCAACCTTCAATACCTTGTGCTTCTGAAACGCCTTTAAGCATTTCATGTAATTTTATAGCATATTTTGCAATTTTGTACAGATCAGATCTAGCCATTTGAACTTCATGATCTCGTTCAGCCATATCAGCCATATCTGCTAGACCTTCATTAGTTTGTTTTTTAATTTCTTCGTGCCGCATTGTTTTCTCCGTATATAGTATTTATGTGTTTTTGCTTGGTTTTTTCTTCTTCTTTGGCTTTGGCTTAGTAGTAACCCTTTGGATCGTGCCAGGACCTCCGTTTACAAAGCCGTTTCCGCCACCTGCAAATGCTCCAGCTATACTACCTGTGCCTGTGGCTCCAGCAGTCATTTCTGTTATAGGTTTAGATAAAATTTCAAATACTTTCATAATACTATTTATTCCGTCCTGATTTCATATTTGCACACCAGTGATACATTTTAGCACGTTCGCCACTAGCATTTTTAGCCTTTTTGCGTAAACTTGTAACTGAACCTTTACAACTAGCACCAGCACGTTTTACACGCCCTGGTCTGCTTTTGCCTTTCTTTTTACCATCAGCAAAGTTTTCACCTAATTTCTGTTGTGCTCCAACTTTTTTGGTATAGTTGGAAAGTTCTTGTGATGAATCCCATACACGAACTTTTATGCCTTTAGATTCTAACTCTTTGAGTTTTTCTGTATTTTCTGTGGAATCTTTTAACACATGAGCCTGCATGATTTTAATATCATTTACAACAATCTCATCCCAATCTCCATCTGGATCAGAGTCTATCAGAGCGGATAGTAATGCTTGTCCTATAGGTTTAGCATATTTGATCATTATCGCATATACCCCATCTATATAATCTTTGATTACAACAGACAATTTTTTGCTGTCGCCGTCAGTGTTTAATTTTTTTCCAAGTTCTTCCCATTTATCGGTAGTAAGTACATAATCATCATATTCGTCAGTATAATTTATATCAGGAGCATGTTTATCCAGCAACTTTTGAATAAGTTTACCCATGTCGTTGTACATTGGCTGTAGATCGTTGCGATTTTTTCCTGAATACTCTATCAGGGCGTACAGTGTAATCCATCGCCTTCCGCTGTCGTCTACAGAACTTTGAACATCTCGATTGAAGGCCCCAAGCACATTACTATCCAATTCAAAGACTATGCCACCACCTCCACCGCCAAAAATGCCTGGACTAAAAAAATAAGGATTCATATTTAGGAAAGCACTGATACTTTTTTTCTGTCCTTGTAGGCTCAGCATATTAGATATGTTTTCTACTTTAGTAACGTGAAATACCCTTGCTCTTTGTTGAGGCATAATTTTATTCACTATGCTATTTGACAGAGGAAGCCACAATCCGTAAGTTAAATCTCCTTCATTTTCTAATTGTTCTGGCTCGAATATCTTTTGAGATAGACTTGACTGCCATTTTATTTTTTCTGTGACGAACTCGTAGAATCTCATTTTTTCTTACCGTTAGCAAAATTTTCTACTATTTGCTTGATTGTAAAAGGTAATTTTGCAACAGCCATTTCATCATAGCCCATTAGTTTTGCTGCTTCATATCTATGATGACCGTTAACTATTTTATTATCACGATCAACAATGATAGGGTTATATTTTCCAGCAACAATCCTATCAACTTGACGTTTGAAATTTTCTAAAATACGTTCTTCTTGCACTGGAATTATATCTTTAACATGAACCCATTCCATTGTGTGGCGTATATTCTTTAAATTCTTTTCACGCAGTTGCGGTAATTGTTCTCTAGAGTAACTTTCTTTTTTGTAGAAATCAAAATCAGGATCTTGTACTACAACTTTGTTGTTTTTATAATAGACTTCTTTGCCTAGCATTCTTGCTATGTCTGCTAATTTTTTAATATCATAATCTGTTTCCATATCTTGAAGCATTTGTATAATAACTTCACGCAGAGAACTTGGTGGTATAACCATAGAACCTTCTTCTATTGGTTCTTGCATGTGTTGCTTGATGTTTTTTGCTGTTCTTTCAAACTTGTGATCTTTGTGCTTAAATCCCACGCCACCTGCAGCTTCCCATTTTTGTATATTAACTCCATAGTCGTCAATAAGGATATTAGGAGTTCCATCTTCTGTTGTAGCATATTTGGCTTTGTCGTGTGTTATGATAATGTCTTTGGGCGGAAAGAAATTTAAGTTCTTTTCAATCCATTCTCGTTTGTGTGGTTCTGAATTAGGATCGTCTGGTAGTGGCGAACTTAGTATGTTGTACTCACCTTTTACGTCTTTTATCAACATTAATAAATTTTTAGCATTTGCTGTAAGTGGCAAATTAAGCCAAAAGTTTTCTGTGTCTCTAATTTTTTGAAGTGCAGGCATAATATCATCAATCTTAGTCCAATGATCTTTTTTCATTAATTTTGCCCAAGCACCAAAGAAATCTGCAAGTACACCATCCATGTCCACATATATTGTACTAACACTTGAAAGTTCCTGTGCTTCGTTTTTATTACGGCCTTCGGTTAGACCTAAATTGAAAAGCACATTAGTTGATTTACCTTTAACTTTTTTGCTTAGTGTAGGTGGACGACCGTCTTTATCTACAGTATTGCCAAACTTTTTTGCTTGTTTTGTAATTTCGTTAGGACCTACATCAGGAGTTGTGTTTACACCTTTAACAATTCTGCCATCTTCTAACAAGTCAGATATCTTCATTTTTTACGACTCCTAAAACCTGGAGGATATTCCTGACCCTTCCAGTATGGTCTACTAAACCAAAGTTTGAACCAATTAAGTTCACCTGGCTGAAGATTTTTTTCTTTTTCTATTTTACGTTTTTCTGTTCCTGTAATACTGATATTAGAACCTTCATAAGGAGTATAGCCTTTAAATTCGTTTACACCTGCAAGACGCTTTAGTTCTTCAATGCTATCGTACATATCATTGTCCTACGTCTTTGTTACTTTGACCATATGGTGATTGTGCTAAAAGTTCTCTATCTCTAGGCACAAGAATGTTAAAATCATATTCTTTGTATTGTGGGTCAGTTTTAAGTCTTGCATTATTGCCACGCATAGTTGCACCTGCTAATCCTGTGATAGCCATAGCATGCGAAAGAATGCTGTCTAGTAAGTTATCTGCTTGAATACGTTTTTGACTAGTTTCTGAATGTAAAGCATCTGCACCAGTTAAACCTTGTCTTTCAATTTCTTGTTTAGCAGCATTTTTTAGTTGCGCCTTCTTTTGTTGTATAACATTAGATATTGTATCATATGCCTGACTTCCAAAACCTTGTCCGAGTTTATCGTATAATTCGTATGCTTTAAGTCGTAAATCTTTGCGACTTCTTAAAACCCTATGAGCTCTATCTAGTGTTGTTTTATCCTTTGGACTGAATTTTAAATCATATGCTCTTAAAATATCTTCTGCTGTGTCTGGAAAGTCTGCCACAGAAATATTTTCAGTTAGGCTTTCACCTATAGGTGCTCCAAGAGCTTGATCTAGAAGTTTTACAGCCTCATTATGCCCCGAACCATACATTAGTTCTGCAGCTTGATGTTTCTCTTCTTCACTCATACCGGGCCAGGTATTGCGTAGTTCTGTAGCACTGTTTATATCCATACCTGCAAAATTAAAATCTATAGTAGGTCCGTATGCTATGTGTGCATGTGCTTCAGCAGGTTGTAATTGATTTTTATCTTTGAATGAAATTATATAACCAAGCATTCCGTCACGTTTTCTTATCTGATCTGGTAACGGATGACTAGATTTATCTTTTTCACTTCTTATAAAAATTAAACTTGTTTTAGTAGGATCACCTATAATTTTTTCATATGACAATGCATTGAATGGACTTTTTACTTGTATAAATCTATCTGCAGGGACGCCAGCCATACCAGCAAGTTTTTGCTTTACATCAAAAGGAAAAGGTCTACTTTTTGTGTCGTCTGTTGCTGCGACATAAACATTTTCTTTACCAAATGTTTTTACAGCCCAATCATAAAGGCTTTTGTGTCCAGGATGAAAAGGATGAAAGCCACCAGGCATTATAGCTACAATTTTTTGTATGGCTGCTTCCTTTATCTCCCAGAATCTCACTTGTATTCGCCTTTTTCAATCTGTTCCATTTCTTCTTTGTAAATTTTATCAAAGATTGCTTTTCGGTCATCATCACGGAAAACTTCATCTGGCTGATTTGCAATTTTATATTTTGCACAATAGTCAGTAATGCCCTTTTCTATCATAGGCATTAAAATTTTTTGTGGGTTATCGTTTGTACCTTCTCTTTGCATATCAGCAATTTGACTGATTGCCGGAAAATAAATTTTTCTGTAAAAAACAGGATCATTACGCATATGAACGCAAGTGTCGTCAACTAGGTCAAAAGGTAAATCTCTTTTTTCTGTAACTTCAAAAACTTTTACCATTTTCTGCAACTCCAATATCTTGCCTTGTGTCTTGGGCCTGGATTATCACAGTTGTGTCTAGCACGGAAACTTCTTCTACGTGCTGGATTAGATTTCTTAATTTTCATGTCAGGATCACCAAAGTTAACTTTAACTACGTTACCTTTTGGATTCTTAACATATACTTTAAACTTCTTAACATCGCCACGCATTGGCTTGCCTAGTTTGACTTTGCGTCCTTGATATTCTGCTTCGTCTATTTCATCATCTTCATTGAACCACATAACACCGTATTCTTCAAAGAAGTCATCACCGTCAAATGTTTGTTCATCTAGGTTGTATTCTTCGTCTGTACTAAATTCTATATCAAAATCATCATGACCTTGTTCTGTCATGTATGCACACAGTTTATCAGCAAACGTTTCTGCTTCTTCTTCAGATAATTCTCTCGACATAGGAATATGATATACTGTAGCACCTTGTTCTGATTCTAGAACGTAATGTTCTGGAAAAATTGACTCATCTAATCCTTCAACTATTTGGTCTGTTTTTTCCATTGTTATTCTTACAAAATGTTCCATTGTGCCTCCTAATTATTTAATATAATAGAATTAACAGTGCCATCGGTCCAATTATACACATAAATTCTTATCCATACATAGTTTCCGGTAAAGTTCTTGATAAAACTACCATCACTTTCATTTGTTTCAGTTGCAGTGCTTTCATGTTCTGTAGCAGAAAGTGTAAACCAATCTGCTTCTGCAGGATCTACTGCAAGTGTTGCTTGTACAACTATTTTTCCAATAAAACCTGCAACATTATATTGAACTGTGTGTAACCCATCCGCGCGGCCATAATACCCATCGCCTTTGAGCTTGTTTGCTGTGCGGGTTTCTGTAGTACTATCACCAGGGTGGGTGAGTTGTGCTACGTTAGTTCCGCTTACTGTAAAGTTAAATGTTTCACTACTTGCTGGCATAATGTTATTTATCAATATTTTGCTTATGCACTAGCTTATCTATTTTCTGTATAGAATCTCCTGCGATAATTTTTAAAAGCATTACAACGTTTTCGCTTGTACAAAAAACATAACGACCATTGATGTATCCGCTTTTTCTAATATCCTCTTGTAGTAAACGTGAACTTTTAACCTTATCATTATTGTTTTGTAGCCAATCTGCTAATGTAGGATTAACTGTAGAATTATTAAATGTAACTTTAAAATTATAAGGAAAATCAGTGTTTACTATAATAGTATTTGTATTCTCTTTTAAGAATTGAATATATTTCTCTTTTGGCTGATGCCAACTAGTTGCATTTTTTAATTTATTACCAAAACTTATTAACCATTCTTTATCATTTGTGTAAATGTTTAGTGTGTTTCCTTCACATCTAATAAGATAATCGTCCCTGTTTCTTGTCAATTCATTGTACACAGTTTTAGCATCAAGAAAGTGTGATTCTGAAATAGATGTTTGTCTTAGTTGTGTAGTAAACAATAACTGTTCACCCTGTTCGTACTGTGCTTGTATTTTGTCAAGAGTAGAACCTGCATATTTAAAGTTTTTATTTCTAAATATGCAAGTTAATTTATTTAATAGTGTAAGCGAATAGGCAAATCTATTGTAAAATAGTTTGTTAACCTCATACAGTTTCAGTTTCGAAGGAATCATATTCAATTTTAATCTCTCCTTGAACAACATTAATTTTACATTTGCCGCCGTTTTTCAATTTGCCAAACAGTAGTTCTTTTGATAGCGGTCGTTTGATGTCTTTGTCAATTACACGCTGTAATGGTCTTGCACCCATTTTTCTGTTGAATCCTTTGTCTACTAGGTAGTCAAGTGCTTCATCTGCAATAGTAATTTCTAGGTTTTTATCCTTTGTTTGTTGTTTAAGTTCTACTAGGAATTTACCAACAATTTTAAGCATTACTTCTTTGCTTAATCTTCCAAAGGTTACAACACCATCTAATCTATTACGAAATTCAGGCGCAAAAAAGTTTTTCAATTCTGTGTCTTCATAATCATAATCACTATCTTCAGTAAAGCCTATAGTGTTCTTTTCAGCTTCAGATGCACCAAGATTAGTAGTCAATATCAAAATACAATTTCTTGCATCTGCTTCTTTGCCATTTGATCCTGTGATTTTACCATTATCCATAATCTGTAACAGTATCTGTGAAACATCTGGATGAGCTTTTTCAATCTCATCAAGTAGTAGTACACAATTAGGTGATTCCTGTAATTTTGTAATTAACAGTCCATTATTTTCTTCGTAACCTACATAGCCTGGAGGCGATCCAATTAGTTTCGCCACAGCATGTTTTTCTTGATATTCACTCATATCAAATCTTACTAATTTAGTGCCAAGGTTATGAGCGAGAGCTTTAGCCGTTTCAGTTTTACCTGTTCCTGTAGGACCCATAAAAATAAAAGAACCAACAGGTTTGTCTTCAGGTTTCAACCCTGCTTGTGCAACAAGAATTTTATCTACTAGATCATCAATTGCTTCGTCTTGACCAAACACAGTTGATTTAATATTTTTATCTAGGTTTGCTAAATTTTCTGTTTCTTTTTCGGCAACCTGTTCTGCAGGTAAATTAATAACCTTTGCTAATTCAAATTGGATTTGTTCTTCATTTACAATTTTATCGGTGTCTGTTTCTTTAAGATTAAATCTACTACAAGCTAGGTCTATAAGATCAATTGCTTTATCTGGCAACTTTTTATCACTTTGATATTTTGTACTTAATTTAACAGCACTTTCAATTGCTTCATCTGTGATAGTTGTTTTATGAAAGTCTTCATAATATTTTTTTATACCTTGTAGTATATCTTTTGCAACATCTGGAGTAGGTTCATCAATCGTTACACGTTGGAAACGTCTCATTAAAGCACGATCTTTTTCAAAGTACTTGCGATATTCTTCCCAGGTTGTACTTGCAACAACTTTGATATTACCTTTACTTAATGCAGGTTTCAACATATTAGCAAGATCATTAGCACTATTAGATCCTCCACCTGATCCTGCACCACTAATCATGTGTGCTTCATCTATGAACATAATAGTTTTGCCTTTTTTCTTTAATCCTGCTAGAACTAATTTAAAACGTTCTTCAAAGTCGCCACGATATTTACTACCTGCTAGCATACTTCCAATATCTAACATATAAACACTGTATTCTTTTAAGAAGTTTGGTACATTTTCGTTAACTATGTTCCAAGCTAGTCCTTCAGCAATAGCAGTTTTACCAACTCCGGGATCACCAACTAATAAAACATTATTTTTGTTTCTTCGTCCAAGAGCAAGAGCAATGCTTTCTAATTCATCAGCTCTACCAATTACTGGATCAATCTTATTTTTCTTAACTTCAGAATTAAGGTCTGTAGTAAATTGTCTTAGTGCTTTTTGTCCTTGTCCAGAAAGTTCTTCATCTTCAAAACTAGTTTCTAGTTCAGTGCTTACATAATCTGCAAACTGTTCACGATTAATCCCGCCTTGTTCTAGATAGTAGTTCGCTACTGATTTCTTTTCAGACATAACACTTAGCATTACGTCAGACAATTCTATAGTTTGTCTACCTGCAAATAAAACCTGAGTAAATGCTCTGTTCAAAACACGTTCAACTGCCTGTGTTTTTTTAGGTTTATATTTTTTTACATCTACCTTAATTTCATCACATTTATCTTTTAAATGATGCTCTAGATTTGATTTGATATAATCAACATCAGCACCAAATCCTTTTAAGGTGCCATAAAATGTATCACTGCAAAGCATACTAAAAAGCAAATGTTCAATAGTAACATACTCGTGTTGTAGTTTTTTTGCATCTGCAAGTGCTTTATCAAATACCAACGCTAGTTCTTTGCTAGGTTCAACCATTTAAAATCCTCTTTTCAAGTTTTGTTTTCTTTTTCTTTGCCATATCTAATTTCATTTTAGAAACTCTGTCTGTAAATTCAATGCCTTGTAGATGGTCATATTCATGTAAAAAACATCTAGCATCGTAGTCTTCAAGTTCTAGTATACACTCTTTTGCATCTGCGTCAAGAAACTGTGCTACCAATTTCTTAGGTCTCGATATATTTAATATTAAATTAGGATGACTTAAACACCCTTCTTTTGCTAATTCGGTTTCTTGAGATATTTTTAAAATTACAGGATTGATTACAGCAAACGCATGTTTAATTTCTGTATGACGTGTAGGCTGAATAATAAATATCTGTGCATCAAGTCCTACTTGATTAGCACTTATTCCTATACCTCTATGTTTTTCCATTATATCTACCATTTGCTGTGCAGTTTCAACAGCATCAATTTTATCAAAATCAAAAGGTTTTACAGTTTTCTGTAACCATTCGTTAGGTGCGTAAATCAATTCCATTTTTTATCTCTTGAATTTTTGTTAATTCATCCTTGGTTAGTTTAGGCGTAATTGCATTAATTTTAACATACAAATTGCCTCTTCTATTTGTATTTACTTGGGGCAAGCCATGACCTGTTATACTCATGGTTACTCCATTGTTTGTTCCTGCAGGTATATTTAAAGAAATATTTTTTTGTTCAGGCGTAGTAATAGTAATTTTTTTACCTAGCATAAGGTCAAAAACATCTACTGTGCGTTCGGTGTATATATTATCACCATCTCTACGCCAACCTGCAGGATTGTTTATTGCAAGTTGTATTATTAGATTACCTCTAGGAGCATTAGGAATGCTGTTGTCGCCATATCCTTCTATTCTTACTTGATCATTGTTTTTTACACCTGCAGGTATTTTTACATCTACTATTTCAGTTTTACCACTTGGAAGTTTATATGAAATTGTAGCACCTGTACCAGTGTAAACATCTATGAATGATATTCTATAGCCTATACGAATATCTTTATTTCTAAATTGTGTTCTCCGACCAAATCCTTGCCCGAACATAGTACTAAAAAGATCTTGCACATCTCCTTCAAAATGAAAATTACCAAAAGGATTGCCGCCCATTTGTTGAGGATCAGCAGTTCCATATTGATCATACATTTGTTTTTTTTGTGGGTCTTTAAGTGTGTTGTATGCTTCGTTTATTTCTTTAAACTTTTCAGCATCACCACCTGCGTCAGGATGATGCTTTGCCGCGAGTTTACGGAAAGCCGTTTTTAAATCTTTTGCAGAAGCATCTCTCGGAACACCTAAAATGTCGTAGTAGTCAGCCATACTACTACTTATAGGTGTTTAGCCTACTTTTTACCTGACCTGGATCCTGTGTATAAACCAAACCATGCTGCGCCAGCACCAACTACAATACTAACTAAGCCTGATTGTTCCATAGTTGGATCTGGTAAATTCATATACCAAATTACAACTCTATACAGTAAGATAATATAAACTGTAATAAAGATACGAGGGAATATTCTCCAAGCATCTATTGCTCTTGCCATGTGTATGATTTTAGCATATGGATTAGGCCCTAAATCTTTTACGCTTGTATCAACTTCAAGATCTAATTTAACCTTTTTACTTACACCTTCGCTTGCCGCAGGCACAACTATTTCTGCATCTGCTTTAGGTGCATCTAATTCTTCAAGACTTTTTCTTGGCATCTTTACCCTCCAGTTTTTCAATGCGAGCTTCTAGCTCATCAATCTTTGAAGTTATTTTGGGATATTTTACACGCCAAGCATTAGGATCATTTTGTAACCAAGTCCAGCCCCATCGAATTGCTAGATGCTCTAATGTTCGATCAAACTTGCTTACTGCCCATATAGCCATTCTTGTATCTTTGAACCAGAATAAAAATGCGGCACTTAGCAAAGAACCAGCGATTGCTGTATAGATCCATAATCGATCACCAGCCATTTGTTGTATCATTTCCCACATAGTAACTCCTTACTAGTAGTATTTATTCTGATTTAGCTTCTTCTTCTGGTTTGACTGCGTTTTCATAGTACACAATAATTTGTTTCTGTTGTTCTATGTAACGTCTTAGTTCAGCAAAATTTAAGGAAAGATTTTCGTAGTCTTTTACACTAATTGCAATGTATGCATCAGCACCGTTTTTAGCTTCAAATTCTTTAACAAATTCGTCATAATTTTCTTTTGAAACCACATAGATCTTAACATCATTTAACTGAACTTTCTTAGGGTGAGCAACTATTGGTACAGTGGTTTTTACTGTATTAGTTACTGTTACTATCTTTGGTTCCGTCTTGAACATCGAGCACCCCTGGAGTAGGAGTAGTGATAGACTCAAGATCATCCCATAACTTATTAGTCGCATCTTGCATTCTCTTTTCAATTAAACCTGGCTTTTTGTTAGCCAAGTGTGTTAAGTTGTGTTTTTGTAGAGTAGCACGAAGTTCATCTCCGTACTGCTCTGCTTTTTGTAAATCGCTACTAAGTTGATTGTTTAGTTCACCTAATCTCGCACTTTCTGCTCTTTCAAGTTTTAAACTTGCTTCGCTTGTTTGTACAGCAATTTCCATTTTTGCTACATTTGCTCTTGCTATTTCTAGATTTTTTTGTAAATTTTGCACATAAAAATATGCACCACCTGCTCCAGCAAGTAATACAAGTATCATAGCAATTCTTATTGAACTAAACATCCTTAAATTTATCCTAGTAACTTTCCCAATGTTTTGGGACCTACAATACCGTCAGCAACAAGTCCTTGACTAGACTGCCATTCTTTTACAATACGACCAGTGCCTGGACCGAAAATACCATCTGCAGGTGAAATACCAAGTTTCTCTTGTACTTCTGCTACTAATGGACCACGCGATCCTTGACGGATTGTTTGATTGTAGTCAATGGTAGGTTCTTCATAGTCACCACCTAGCACATCTAATGCATGTAGATAGTGTTTTTTGCGGTCGTCTAAACCAATTGTTCCACCATTAATTTTTTTAGTTGCACCAACAATATCTTGGTCATCACAGTATTTGTTTAAACCGTTTGTATCCCAGAACCAACATGCTGAATCTAGTGCGCCTTTTTTAGTACGCACATAGTCAACTGCTTCTTCTGGTGTCATTTCTACTGCTTCAGCAAATTTAGTATAGTTATAACGCCCTGTAAGTTGAAGTATTCCACCGCCGCGGAAACGCCAACCATCGCCACTATCACTATCGCCATTATCCATCCTATTTGCATAAATGACGTTTGCAATTCTCTCAGGTTGTCTATGATAATCTTGTGCATCTCTACCTGCCCTTATAAAATATTTAGGGAAGATTTTATTTAGGGCTGCGGCGCTATAGTTTAAGTTTTCACTTAATACCCTAAAGCCGCCGGATTCATGCCCGCATTGAGCAAGAAACATTGCAACTCTTTCGATTGTATCTACTTCCCATAGAGGTAATATCTCACACATTGCCTCATACCAATCTTTCCAATCGTCTCTATGGATTAACTCTTCAGCCATCCATTCTTCGAATTCAAATTTAAAATGTTCTTTAGCCATTATTTGCTTCCTCTTTTTGGCACGCCTGGCAACGGCAATGCTCACATACACGAATATTTATGATCTTGTTATCACCGTCTTTTTCGTCTCTGGTTAACGCATTTCCACAGTGTGATTCATGTCCGCAATTTTTGCAGTAGGTACTCACATGATCCTTTCTACAACTAATGTTTTGTCTTCATTAGTTATATGAATATCATTACCATATTTAGATATATTGTAATCACCTAGATATTTTGTTAGATAAAGAATTTCCGCATATCCATTGACATCAAATGTTTCTGTAATTTTGTTATCAATTTCGTGTTTGTCACCAAAATCTTTAAACTTAAATTCTAATTGATCTGCATACTTCTTTTTTATAGAAATTGTGTTTTCCAACATATCAATTTTATCCAGATAACTTCTATTGAAAAAGTTTTTGTAATTTTCCATAGTAGTTTCAGTTTTTACTAAACCATAATCTTTAGGATCTAGCGGAATAGTTTCTTGGAAGTTTTCAAGTGTAGCATCTTTGCTTTTAAAATTTTTATAATATCTAAATTTTAAATTTTCTAACGCACCTATCTTTTTTATACCGTCTATAATTTCATAAACTTGCTCAGGTACATGTCTGTTTCTTTCCATTTCAACAAAAACTTTATATGTTCCATCACTTTGTTCACCTGGTGTTACATCAGCATCTAGTATAAAACTGTAACCACCTTCTAAAAATTTTACAAGATCATCTGCAGGGGCTTTATCTCTGACACTAAAACTTAGTGTCACAATGTCTTGATCTTCTCCCATTTTAGACTGGAAACTATCTATTTCAAAAATATCGTAGATGGTTGATTTGAGGTCTTGTTGTCGTAAACCCATTAAATTGTACCTCCAGCTTCCTCACCACCAGCTGCTGGAGCTGCGCCTTCTGCCGGAGCCGGAACTGCACCTTCACCTGCTGCATCTGCAGGTTGTTCACCCGGTTGTGCTTGCATTGCCTGTTGTGCAGGTTCTGCAATCATATCTTTCATTTCAGCATATGAACTGTAAATGGTTGCAATTAACTTTTTAGGCATCATAATTTCTACAATCCAAATAGGCATTTTGTCCAGTTTTCCTTTTTTAGTACCAGGACGTATATCACTTGGTTTGCGAATTTTACGAGGTTTGATTATATAGGTTTTTTCGTACGATACTTTACAGTCATAATCTAGTAAACGTTTGCCTCCCATTGGATCTGGCATTTTAGCTCTTGGCCAAAAGAATTTACAAGTAATCCAATGTCTATCTATATTTGGACCTTCAGCAAGTTCACCGTCTTGCCAGTTTGCATATACATACAAATCTAATTCATCTAAAACACGCTCAAAATCTTTTAGAACTTGAAAAGATGTTGTGCTTTCATAGATGCCTTCTACGTTTTTAATGATGTCGTAAATATCTTGCATTTTTTATTCCAGTTTTGTTATAGTTATTTATCGTAAAAAACATATATCTATGTGCTTTTGATGAGATACTGTCTGCTAAATACAATGTAGGATGAAAGCCTACGTTGGCACTTGTCCTACTATATCAATCCATAAGGAGGACTTAATGGGTGCAAAAAGAGCGTCTCGTAAACAGAGACAACTAAACGACTACGCAAATGTAGTTGACTTTTCAAACTTTAAAAAACAAAACCAAGTAACAATACTTCCTAGAAATACACATCAAGAATCATACATGCTAAAACTGTTGGATCCGAAAAAAGACATAGTCTTCGGAGTTGGTCCAGCGGGAACTGGTAAGACACTGCTTGCAGTGCAGGTGGCTGTAAAGATGTTCAAGGAAGGCAAAATTGATAAAATTATTGTTACCAGACCAGCAGTCAGTGTAGATGAAGATTTAGGCTTTTTACCAGGAACGCTAGAGCAAAAAATGGCTCCTTGGACAAGACCTATATTTGATGTTTTAAGGGACTATTTTAATGCTAGAGAAATAGAAGGAATGATAAATGAAGGCATTATAGAAATTGCTCCTCTTGCGTTTATGCGAGGAAGAACATTTAAAAATTCATTTATACTTGCAGACGAAATGCAAAACGCAACAGAAAACCAAATGAAGATGTTGCTGACTAGATTAGGCGAAGGATCTAGAATGGCTGTAACTGGTGATCTTGCACAAGCAGACAGGATCAATGACAATGGTTTAATTCGCTTTGTTCAAAGGTTACAGGCAAAGAATTCCACCCGTTTGGACATAGTCCAGTTTTCACAAGGAGATATTGAAAGACACGAAGCAGTTAAGGAAGTTTTACAAATTTATGGAGATGAATAACTATTTTCTAAAAACGTAAACGCCTTCAAACTTTTCGCGCCCGGCTAGTTTTTGATTACCAACTCCTGGCCGGGTGTTTAGCATCATTTTAATTGTGCCTACGTGTTTAAATCCTATTCTTTCAGCCGTTTTGATCCAATCTTCGACGACTTTGAATTCTTTATTTCCGTAGGTTTTGTAGTCCGCGATATTAGTGGCGAAAATTCCTTCTCGATTGAGTCCAGTATATATTCGTTCAATGGTCGGAGCAACATAGCCATTAAACCAATCGTCCAGCGTTTTATAGCGGACCATGCATTGTGTATCTTCATCTGAATATTTCTCCAAGTTAAAGTAGGGCGGTGAACTAAATGCAAGGTCTATATCTGTGGGTTGATATTCTTCACTTACACTTTGTACTATTGTGCCTTTTACTCCTACTGCTTCTTCTATACATTCATTAAAATAGTTTAAATATTTTACAGTCTCAGTATTAGGCTCAACTCCTATATAATTATATTTCATATTACTTGAACCTATGCCAAGCAATCTTCCTCCATAACCACAACTATAGTCATACACATTGCCCCACATCACAGGGCATAGTTCTTCTGCTATAGCACGGGCATTTTGTGGCTTGAAGTTTTGTACGTTTTCTCCAGTAACAAGTTCTAATGCTCTACGAACTGCTGTAGGATAAACTAAATTATTGCCTTCACGCATCTCATAACAAATACGTATTGCTCGTTTGAGTTTTTTATCGTCATAGAATCTATCACGCAAACTGTTTGAACCTCGGCCTTTGGGTTCAGCAGTCATCATATTTGGAAATAAGAAACGGCTTAGAGGTTGTCCTTTGTTGTTTCCTAAATTTATTCTACCGTTTTTTACTCCATTGTAACTACTGTCTTTAAAGTCACGAATGGCTCTTAAAATGCCTTTTTCTGTGTAATAGATAATTGGTACTAGATTTATACTACGATAGATGTCAAAAACACTAGATACAGTATGTTCGGGGTCTCGATTGAAGGCAGGTTTGTCAAATTTGTCTAATTGGTGGTAAACAGACTCATACCCAGTAAACTCTTCTCCGTAGATGTTTTTAGAGCCAATTCCCCAAAAATTATGAATTTCTTTTATTGTACTCATCTACCCACCTTAAGCACCAAAAACTTGCATCACTTTCTCGTTCAAAACTTACTACAGCATTATTGTTCTTATCAAAATGCCAACCAAACTTTCCTTTACAGTATTGTCTAGCCCAATCAATATGAGTCATTAAAACTCCTTCTTTATGCAAAGGAATTTTGTATTCATATTCTTTTAGATATTCATCAATGTAGTTCATTCGCCAAGGGAAAGATTGTTGCAATTACTTTTGCACAGGCGTGTGCAATATCCATATGTTCTTTTTGGGTACCGTTAGCACCACGCAATTCGATATAGTGAATCCAAGAACGCAATGTGCCGTTCATATACAATCGTGTCTTAGTGTTGCCTTCAGGTAATACAGCACGAGCCTGTTCTTTAGCAATGCCATTATCAATAGCCCAATTGTAATGTTCTTTTGCTTTGTCGATTACGTCTTGTTGTCTCATTCTCCATTCTGCTGATAGCTTTGGATCATCTACATCAATACTATTCTGACGATTCTTTGTATCTTGCAAACGAGCTTCACGCAGAACAAACTGATTACCAAACTCAGCTGGATCAGCATATCGTTGACTAAACTCCTGGAAACTAAATGAACGATGTCGCACAATTTGGTGCGCAATATCTCTAGTAGTATCAATTTCTAAACAAGCACTAACCATCTCTAACGGCGACCAGTGAGCATGTTTAATCAAATACTTAATTAATTTTTCACTAGTTTCTTTATTCATTTGATTGCTTGGGTTGCTAACTCTTGCACAATATGCGACTAAGTCTTGAATATCTCTTAAGTGTTCAGCAGTTACTCCTTCTACTGGTTGAGAATAACTAATTATTCGAACGGCCATTCTTTCTCTCCTCCTTTTAAAATTCTAATTCTGTCTTTGATAAAACTAATTGCTGTATGTATGTGTCCTGTATCGTGCGGTTGAAGCAGAGTTTTATAATATTCAACTTCTTCTTCAAGAACACTAATGCGTACAATATCATTTAGTAGTTTTTTATTTTTAGTCACCTTTACCTGGTTTTTCACTGAAATGCTCCTCTACTTTGTTTGATACACCATTCCATTGGTCAGCATCAGAAGGTACATCTTCTGGCCTCTTTTTGGTTATGTTAGGCCATTGGTCGGAATATTTTTGATTAAATAGTTCCCAATATGTCTGTTTTTCATTATCAAGTGCATGGTCTGGTACAATAGCATCTACTGGACATTCTGGTTCGCATACACCGCAATCAATACATTCTAATGGATTAATAACTAACATGTTTTCACCTTCGTAAAAACAATCAACAGGACATACATCAACACAGTCCATATGTTTGCATTTAATACAATTATCTGTTACAAAGTAACTCACTATAACCTCGCTAATCTAATAAGCGTTGCCGCTAAGTTAATTTCAGGATCAACAACAAGTGTATGATCTACCAAACCTTGCTTTATAATTAACACTGCTTGATCTTGTTTTTCTTCATCACCAAACAGTTCAATATTGTCATACAGCCAACGATAGATTTCTTCCATCTCTTCTGGACGTACACTTCCGCAAAGTAATTTTCTTGCCTTTGTAATTTCACCTGCTTTAAACAATTCAACCATATCCAGTTTCCAGTCACTTTCGCCTGTGTCACCTTCATTGGGTTTTAGCAAACTGTTGTCTTGCACGTTCATCTGTACCATGTTAATACACTTACGCAAGTCTGGATAGGTTGCTTTTACATATGTGTCAAGTGTGTCAAGATCAGGTTGTACACCTTCCGTAATTAGAATCTCTGCAACTCTTGCTGTAAACTCTGTTTGATCAATTTTTGCAATATGAAAACCTTGACATCTTGAATGTAGTGCAGGAATAATTTTGTTTGGATAATTGCAAGTAAGAATAAATCTTGCTGTTGTATGATATTCTTCCATCACACCACGTAGTGCGGCTTGTGCGTTTGGCGATAGATAATCAGCCTCATCTAGTAGCACAACCTTAAAGTCACCAAATGGAATCATTTGTACAAAGTTTACAATTTTGTCACGAACATCATCTACTGAGTTTGTTCGACTAGCGTTGATTTCCAATACGTCTAGATCGTTGACTTCTAACTCGTTGAACAACAATTTTGCCAATGTTGTTTTTCCGATTCCAGCATTGCCTGAAAACAGTAAGTGCGGAATTGTTTTGTCTTTGATCCATGTTTGTACCTGTTTACGTTGTGCTTCATCTCTAAAAACATAGCCGTCTATTGTTTTAGGACGATATTTTTCTACCCATAGTTCTTTCATTCTTGCCTCTTCCAAGTGTTATTTGTTTCATGTACATACGCACCGACAAATTCATATCTATTCCATCTTTCAGGTTCAATCAAACTCAATATGTAATCTGTACCAGTCCAATACATAAAATACTTTTCTCCTACTATCGGAACAAAGTTATATCTTGCATTATAACATAGTTCTGTATCTTTTGCAAGAGATAATAGTTGCTCATATTCATTTTTTAATTCATCTAATCTTTGTTGTAGATGATGGTTTGCTAAAGGTATACGTTCTTTAAACTTACCAACATCAGGCACAGTAATACTCGGTGCACCTACATTTGTACCATATGGCAGAACATTTGCATTTTCTGCAAAATTGTCCGGCCGCTTTGTCATTTCAAAACACCAAAGTGTTTATATGACTGTTGCACACATTTTGCTTGATAGTAACAATCTGCCAATGCATTATGAAGTTCTTCTTGTATTGCCTTACGTGGATCTTGAGGCATCATAGCAAAAAGTGTACGACTATCTCTTATCTGCCAATAATTCCAAGGCACAGGTTTTTGTGCTGCCTTGTATAAATTTTGTAGAATAACAAAGTCAAATGTAGGACCTTGACACCAAATATAATCTAATCCTACTGCCCATTTGTTTAGTTGTCGTAACATTTCCTGTACAGTTACACGATCAGCGTGTTCACCAAATGCTTCGTCTTGAATTGCTTGTGGCTGTTTGCTCCACCATGCAAGTGTGTTGTCATCTATGCTTCTTCCGTATTGTTCTGATTGTTCTTCAACATCGCCACGTAGATATAATGGTGTATGAGGTTCAGTATTTGAAAATGGATCAAACTTTATAGCACCTAAAGTCATAACAACACTGTCGGGTTCAACACCCAGTGTTTCCAAATCTATCATTCCATGTGTAGCCAAAAGAAAACTCCTAACAATTTATTACATTATAGCGTAATAATTGCTAGGAGTCAAGTGAAATTTATTCTCTGTTGCCCAAAAGTGAAAGCAACATTTGGAATAGATTTACAAAATTTAAATATAAGCTGATTGCAAACTGTACACCATAGCGTGGATCGCCCCCGTGTTCCATATAAATTTGCTTTGCTCTTTGTGTATCCCACGCTGTTAAGCCTGTAAAGATAAACACACCCAATACACTAATAGTAAACATCATTGCTGAACTTGCCATAAACAAATTAACAATACTCGCAATAATAATACCAATAAGACCCATGAACAAGAAATGTCCAAAGCCTGTTAGGTCACGTTTTGTAGTGTAACCCCATAAACTTGCGCCGGCAAATGTTGCGGCAGTAATAAAAAATACCTGTGCAATACTTGCACCTGTATATACAGCAAAGATAGGAGCAAATCCTACGCCCATTACCGCTGTAAAAGCATAATAAAATGTTCGAAGTTTATCGTAACTCCAATTTTGTCCTGCAAATGCATACCAAAAAATCATGCCTAGTGGTGCCAGTGCAAAGAACCAAAACGCTCCGGCTAGTGCCGCAAGCATTCCTGTTGAATAAACTAACCATGCTACCGTGCCACTTACAGCAAGTCCTGCAGCTGTATGATTGTACATGTTAAGCATAAATTCTCTGAGGCCTTCATCATAGCCTCTACGAGCTTCTGTAATTGTAACCATTATAGATCTCCTTGTTTTCTGTTTTCTGAATAATAAACATCAAACTCTCCGCCTGGATAACGAGCTTTGAGTTTGTTTACATTTTCTGCTACGACTTCATTAGGATCGAGACCCAATGCGCGGCAACTATTAATCCAATACCACATAATATCGCCAAGTTCTCGTTTGCAATGAAAGACAGTTTCATCATCCATTGGTTTACCCTGGAAGATACATTTTTTAACAATTTCACTGAACTCTCCTCCTTCTGAAGCAATACCAATTGCTCCTGTTAGTAGCAATGCTGGATTAACCTTTTCGCTAATCTCTACCATTCTATGATGCATGTTTGCAACATTGTTACTTTGTTCACTTGTTACTTGTTCTACAAAGTCTTTATACTTATTTAAATCTACTTGTGTCAATTTAGCCTCTATTCATTTCCAATGTATACATCTGCTGGTTTTTCTTTAGAAAATGCTAGTACACTTTCTGCCTCTACCATTCTTACAGTAAGTTCTTGTTTACCATTATCAATATCAACACCTCTTGTCCAACGGCCGTGTTCAACAAGAATCCAGTCTCCAATATAATATTCATCTGTGTTGTCTGGACCTTTAGCATAAACTTTACCCCAACGAGGATATATTCCTCTTGACGTTCCGTCATCGTTTGAAATGATCAAACCACTTGCTGTCTTTTGCTCTCCAAAGTGCATATCACAGACAAGCACTCTATTTTTAATAGGTCTTATATCTGCCTTAATACGGTTTATGTTAATTGCCATTTAGTCACCTTTTTGTACAAAGTTGCCATCATCATCTTCTACCCAATCCTCGTTAGTAACTTCTAGTGGATCCGGTGAAGATGTAACCTGTTCGTCTTTTGCTACAGGTAATTCATCAGTTACTCCTGGGTTTTCAGCTCTGTGATCAGCAAGTATTTGTTCTCTAGTACGAATAATTTTACCACCTGGGCCTAATTCGTCGCCACGTGCATTGACACGAGCATTTCCTACTGCTGGAGTAAGTTCGTTTTTTTGACGCAGTAAATCCATATCAATAGATTTACCCTGCATTGTTTTATAGACTTTACGTCCTGTTTGTTTCATTGGCATATGTGATACCTCCTGTTATATGCTTACTTATCTAAGGAACTCTCGCCAATCCAGGTCATATTGGATTGAATTTATACGATGCACCCCGATCAAATATAACACATAACTTGCTACACTTGATCCACGTCCTACACCCCATACAATGTTGTTCTCACGCATAAAGTCTACAAGATAGATCATGTAGCGTAACAAGTTTGTCATGCCACGTTTGTGGAATTCTTGTAATTCAGCAAATGCTCTTTGTTGTTCTATATCTAATTCACATTTGTTTATTACATATTGTTCTACATCGATTTCTTTATATTTGTCAGGCATAAACCATTCACTTTGACATACACCGTCAAAAGTCTTTTGATCTACATCTAATGGGATATACTTCTGTAGTTTGTCAAAACCTTGTTCTTCCATAGCGGCATTGAACTTGTCTAAATCGTCATCTGCATCGCATAGTACTACGTGAACTTTGTCCGCATGACCACTATATATCATATCTATTAAGTCGCGATTACTAAATCGTGGTATACCGAGGTCGTCTGTTTTCATAAGCATTAGTATATATTAACTGATGTTAATAAGATTGTCAAGATCTTTATTGTCATCATCTAAAGAATTTTGCATACTTTTTTGTATACGCGAACGTTGTTCTTCTTTTAGATCATCTAAGATCAACAAAATTTGTGATTTTACTTCACTATTATTAGTTTGCCAGTACTTTTTTGAAAGTGTTGCAATTTTTTCTGAAAGTTCATTTTCAGTAAGATTTTTTGCGTCATCATACAAAGGATGAGACATATTATGAATATTCGCCTATGTATCTTGCAAACACAGTTGTGCCTGAATTTGTTGTCCAAACTTCTATGATTTTTGGATTTGTTTCTGAATTAATAGTAAATGGGGCAGGGAAAGATGCGTCATATTTTAACGTGCCACCACTTGATGCAAATGTAACATTGTAAGGACCGCTAGCATCAGATGTCACAGCAAGACGCATTTGTCCTAACTTACCTGATTCTGGCCACTCATCAAAAGTTAATACTAATGAATCTGCTGTAATCTGTACAGTTTGATAGTTTCCATCTGTCCAGTTAATCGCCTGGCTTGTACCAATAGAGCCTTTATTAGCAATTTCTTCACTATTGGCAATTAAATTTGCACCAGACAAATCGTTACCACCAAAATCATTACTTGCGTTAAGTTTTGCAGTATTCTCTTGTAGACTAGTAATCTCTGTTTTTGCAGTTGCTAGACTATTTTTTATAGTTGTAAAATTATCTCTAAAGCCCTGGCTATCATTATCCTGTCCTGCTACAGGATACAATCCATCAATATCAGTGCTGTTTATGTTACTTGCCATATTTCTTTTCTCCAAGTATATTTATCATTGTTAAACATTGAATTTGTAATTTGCGAAAGCAATATATTGTTCTTGAGAATTGCCTTCTGTAGTATCTATCACATATCTATCAATATCGTAGTTAAATTGATTAAACTTAATTCCAGCATTATCTATTGCCAATTTAATACTGGTGCTTTGTCCAGGTTTAGTATATACTAGCGGAATAGCGGTAATGTATCCTAATCTTGCAATACTGCCTGGCTGTGCTGTTCTCATCCACAAAGGCAAATAGTTTATTTCTGTTTCGCCTAGTTCTTTAATATTGTTACGCATATTGCTTATGTTAGATATGTAACGGGTAAGGTCATTTTTCCCATCAATAGTTAAAGCATCGCTATCAACCCTTATTGTATTTTCAGGTGTTGGTCTAAATCTATAAGGTTCAAAAGTTCCTGTTTGTAATTCTACCAAACTATCTAACTGATCTCGAATACCTACATAAAATCCATCACTTGTTGGAATAGTTAAAATATTGCCATCTCTAGTTGTTATAGTCAAACTAGGAAGGAATTCTATTGTAACATTACTAAAACGTCTTGTACCTACCGTCAAAATGTCCGGATCATATAAATCAATCGCTTCTCCTGCAACAGTATAACCATCAGAAGTATACCTTTCTTGATCTACACTTATCTCTTGTTTGTTGTTTATAGTAATTTTATTTTTTGTTTTACCTGTCGTGCTTTCAGCAGGATCTATAACTTCTACGTACACAACTTCGTAAACAATATTGTCTGTACCAGGAGTTTTTGCAATAGCAGTTTTTACTTCTCCTAGTTTAAATTTTTTCCTTATATGATTTTTTGCTACAGCTGAAACATAGTATTCAATTAGTTTAGTTTCTATTCCAGCATATATAAGCATCTGTAGATTTTTTTGTAAACCAAAATTAGGATCATTAGGTCTATAAATTTTAGTAGCATCGAAAATATTATTATCAGTAACAATAGATGTTAAAGCGTCTCTTTGTGATTGTTTTAGAAATGGCCTTACAAAAATATTACTGTACAGTTTGTCGTCAGGATCAGTTACACTAATTGTAAATTCTCTTTCAATTTTACTGTAACCAAAATGATCTCTAACAGATGCTGTGAATTTAAATTCTCTATCAACAGAAGTAGTGTTTCCATCAAAAGTAAGATTTTGACTGTCAAATACTGTTAGTCCAGGAGCATCTGCTGTTCCAAAACTATTAATCTTTCCTATTAACTCGCCATCTGGACCTAGTCTTAATCCCGGAGGTAATGTTCCGCTTTCTAGCACATAAAGTAAATTAGCATTTGGTACAGTGGACGTTGCACTAATAGATAACGTACTTACATAGTTACTGCTTATTAATCCTAGATTAGGATTGCTAGTCCATTGCAAAACACTATCTATTTCTCCAAGTAATTTAACTGTAAAAGTTTTGTCTTTGAATGGTGGAGCTTCTGTAGCATTTACCTGTGTTCTAGTTGCTCTAATACTAAATTTATATTCTATAGTTACTGCAGGTTGATATGGTACACGCCCTGCAATTTCGCCTGACTGTTCGTCTAGTTGCATTCCTGGAGGTAATGCACTTGCACTACCATCATCATTTGTTGCAAGAAGTGAGTAAGTGGTAATACCAGTTACATCATTAGGATCAATAGTATCAAGGTAAAGAGTTACATAATTGTTTGCTCTTCTAAATCCAAAGTTTCTCGGAGTAAGCCATATTGGATTTCTTACGTTGGTAACATCAGCAGTAAACAATCCATTGGCAACCTGCATCACTGTGTTATCTGATCTAAGGAAATCGTCTCCTACAACATAGATTTTAAATGTTCTGTCTGTTGTATTATCTCCATCTGAAACCCTAACCGTAAATTCATAGTATCTATTTAATTTACGTGGACTTTTAGTTGGTGTTGATAGATCAAACGTAGAAACATCATAAAAGAAACTATCAAAACCGTTGCCAGATCTTACGCCAAAATCATATGGAAATGTTCCATACACATTTGAGTCATAATGACCACTGCCTGCAGGTTTTTCTAACGCAAGTATAGGGTCTACCACACCTACTAATCTACCATCTACTGTTAGTTGTATTCCAGGAGGTAAATCTCCCGTTTGTAAAAAATATTCGAGATTGTCACCAGCAGATACATCTGGATCAGTTGCCACTAACTGAAAATCTAAAGGACTGCTGTCGATGATAAAATAAGTATCGTTGTTACCCACTGGTAAGAGATCTTCAGGAGTTGTCCAAACTGGATCGTCTGCACCTACAACTATTACACTGTAAGTTCTGTCAGAAACAACATCGCCTAGTTTGGCTCTTACAACAAAAGTATACTTTGTATCTCTAACTACTTCAAACGGAGTTCCTATGAAATTTGCACCGTCAAGGCGCATGCCACGAGGAACTTCACCAGCAATTACACTTATTGTCATTCCAGTAGATTCTAGTGGCAGATATCTGCCATTCAACGGCAATGCTATTGTAAGGGTTTTCCGTTCTTCTATTGTTGCAAGCGTTTTTTCAGATTGCAATGTCCAAAAGTCTGCCATATGTACTCCTTATATTGTATTTATCGGAGTTATACTAATGCACCTTGATCAACATTTGTAGCATTTGGTACTAATATAGACCCAAAATCAACATCTAAATTTAATACTAACCAATCAGAAAAACTACTAGCGGTAGGTGTCATAGCACCAAAGTCAAATCCAAATAAGAAAGTATTTAAATCTGTTACATCAATACCATTTACTAGTCCAGTTACATTACCAATAAAAGATGTTGCACTTATAGTATTTGCTTGTGTGATGTTAAAAGCATTGGCGTCTAAAGATCCACCTAGCGTAGGACTTGTATCTAGTTCTACTAAACCGTCTCCTTGAACATCAATAAACACATCTTCTGAAGTTACTCTTGTTAATGTATTATTTCCACCTTGGATTCTAATAGTTTGGTTGCCAGCTGGTATTACCACACTACCACTATCGGATACAACAATTAATTGTTTAAGTGCTGCATCACCTGTGATAGTTAAACTATTGCCGCCTCCACTTAAACTTATATTTGATCCTGCTACAATACTTCTAAACTGTAGTGTATTGTCGCTTTTTTGTGCAAAAATGCCTTCGCCTATACCAAGGTTCTCACCTTCTGAACCTTCTGCTATACTTAACTTTGTATCCAGTTCTGAAAAATTACTGTTTACTTTTGCAAACGCTTCACGAAGATCATCACCGGTTCCATCGTTTGCAATATTTCCTATGTTAATTGTTTGTATAGTCATTCATGTCTCCGTTACAATGCCGCTATGGCTGTTTGAAAATCTCCGTAGGATGCCGCTCCAGCTACAATACTTTTTAGTGATGCTATACTTATATAGCCTGGTATAGTTCCGTTAATACCATCTACAAGCAATGTTGAATCATCTGCAAATACTGAACCTTTGACATCTCCTGTATGTAAACCTATAGTAGGTCCTGTGAATGTATCACCTTGTTCTACAACATTTGCCGCTCCAGATAATTCTGTAAAATCTACGTTACCGTTTACAAAAGCTGCACCATTCCATTTAAGAACTTGATTTAGAGCATTTGATATAGTTACAACATCACTAAGTTCACTTATGCTTTGACTTGTTAAGTCAACGGTAACATCTGCGAGATCGCCTGGTTCGTATCTACCCAATGTAGCATTATATATTAATGCTTGGCCATTTGTAGGAGATGTGCTTCCAACATTGGCTAGTGTTTCTATTGTTGTTGGAATAGTAGGTCTACCAGTTAATGAACTATATTGTCCATCAAACAATGAAGGTCTATTACTTAAATCTGTATAACTGTTTGTTAGAGCGACAGTTGCAAGATCTATCCCATTTATGTTTACGTTAGAACTATCAACTACTAAACTGCCAACTGTAAGCGTTCCACTAGCAGTTATATTAACAGCATTTACAATACTGTTGGTGCTAAGGTTCAAACTGTCATTAAGGGGAATTTCCTTAATTTTGTTATTATCAGTTGCATCTATAATTAGTGGATATCTTACTGCCATTTTGTTTTCCTATATCTATATTTAGTGTAGATCTGCCCAGCCAGCAACACTGTCGTTATTTGCGTCTGCAGCATATCCTTGAAACTTTCCTGTTGTTGTGTTGTACACCATTAATCCTTCTACAGGTGTAAGTGCATCTATTTGTGCTTGTGTAAGCATAGGTGGTTTAAATTCAGAAGGTGTTACAGCTCCTGAAACGCCATCAACAATAATAGTTGAATCATCTGCAAATACACTACCAGTTACATCGCCTGTATGGTATCCAGTTGTGTTCCCCACTATATTTCCTGTTACATTTCCTGTTACATTGCCCGTCAAATTACCAGTTACATTTCCTGTTAAATTACCAGTGACGTTGGCTTCGACCGGACCTACAATTTTACCATTTATTGCATCTACAAGTAAAGTGCTATCATCTGCAAAAATACTACCAGTTACATCACCGTCTACTTTTATACTTGCACCATTTATTACAAGATTTCCTTGCACATCAGATTGTAATCTAGCGTTGCCTAGGTAGATAAAATCTTTTACATATAAATCGCTCCACTGTTTACTGGCACTACCTAGTGCATAAGCACCATCAGTAGTAGGTATCATGTTAGAACCTATACTGTCTAAGTCTAGGGTTGTTGCCGCATACAGTTCATCAAAGTTATCATTAATTTTATCAAATGCTGTGCGTAAAGGATCACCGTTGCCTGCGTTTACACTTGTTCCAATGTTGATAGTTTTCTTAGCCATTATACTCTCCCTACCACAACTTCAACAGTGCCTTTGCCATCATCGTCTTTGGCACCTACTGCTTTACCTATTACTTGTCCAACACCGGGCGAATTATTAACTATTGCATATCCTGGTATGGCACTTGTAACCAACATGTCTCCTTTAGCCACCCGTCCAAGTACTTTACATGGTACACGACCTTGTAGTGCTATTGCTATGACGTGTTCACCTTCAAGATTTGAATTCATTAAGTGTGCAGGATTAGTTGACACAACTCCTGCAACTCGTGTATTGCCTTTAGTGTTTGTTAAAGTAACTTCTTCGTCACCACCAAACACTAGTACTGTACCTTCCTCATAGTCTGCATCAGCTAGATAGTTCTCTGCCAAGTCAGCATATTGTGCTGAGGTTGCTGTACCTTCAAACACACTTGCATAAACAGTGTTAAACTGTCTATCACTAGCACCAATATTTCTATTATTTGCCGTTGAGTCAGGTTCTATGTTTGAATCGACTCTACCTGTAAATGTAATAGTATCTGCCGTTGCATTACCTAAATCAACATTGCCATTAAATGTTGCTGTGCTTGACACAGTCAATGTTCCATTAAATGTTGCTGTGCTTGACACAGTCAATGTTCCAGTAATACTTGTGTTATCACTTATTGCAACAATTCCGGAGCCATTTGCTGATAATGTTAGATTAGTATTTGCAGAGCTAGATTCGATACTGTTTACATCTAAACTGTCGCTTATTCTAACAATGCCAGAACCATTGCCACTAAGTGTAAGATCAGTGTTTGAATTTAAACTTGATATTGCATCAACATGTAAATCTGTACTATCAATAGTTGCTCGAACAGCGCCATTGCTTACAAATACAATAGTGTTTGCAGCACTTTCTGTAAAACCGCCGCCTGCTCCTAAGCCAATTCCAGTGCTGTTTACATCTCTTTCCGTTAGTGCTTCAATGAAGTTAGAGTAAATCCAGTCTGTGCTTACAAAACCTTCGGATGCATATGAACTTGCAGTTTGGAAATTACTTTCTGTTTCAAGTCCTGTATCACCTATATCTATAATACCAGGAAACTTTGTAACCAAACTAGCACTAGTATTACCAGTTGCATTGAATATAACAGCCTGTCCAGGTGTTTTGACTGTAAGAGTAGTACCTGTTCCTGTTGTTGTAGCAACTTCATAGCTGTCAGCTCCACCTAGTACAAGTCCTTGTACACGGATTTTTCCGTTACTTAGAGTTTTTACAATACGACTGTTTTCACCTGATGTTGTAACCTCTGTGACACCATAAGTGTTTGCCGCTGTTCTAATTAGAACTTCGTCACCACTATTACCAAATGCACCAAATTCACTATCTCTAAGAGCACCACCTTCATCAAGTACAGTACCAAAACTAATAGCACTTACTGCACCGTCGCCTGCGGCACTTCTACCTAGGACTGTGTCAGTAGCAATGTGCTGTAGTTTACCAGGAGCAATACCTGTCGCTGTACTCGAACTTGTTTGTAGTTCTACAAAGCCACTAGTTTCTGTAAATTCTGTATCCTTAAATGTTGCGACACCTAGGTCACTTTGGCTAATACCCGTAGCGTTTGCTCTTGTGCCTGCTGTATTCATAGCAAGTTTACTTTGTGCAATAGCCGCCGCACTGTTTACATCAGCATTAACTAAACTATCTGCTTCATACTGGAAGTCAAATTCTGCACCTGCAGCTGTTCTTGTGATAGTAAGGTTAATATCACTTGAAGTTGCTTCCGAAGCATGTGTAATTTCTGGGAAAGGCCCGCCAACATCTGCCTGTAATGGTGTAGATAATCCTATAGCTTGGGCACTGCCTCCATTTTCGAAAATAGTATCGTTGTCTGGATCGAATGTTCCACTACCTGGAGTATAAACAATTTTTCTGATGCTTCCAAATTGTTCATCAGTAATTGTTTCAATATCAACAACAACACCAGTTGCTGTTGGGGATATAGCAGCATTTTGGATTGTGTCACCAATTGTAAATGTTCCACCTGTTTCTGGTTCAGTGTAAATTATAGATTTACCACTAAACACTGCAAGTTCATTACTTCCAACAGTATCAACACTTGTATCTCTAAGTTGCTTGACTGTTGCAAAAGCGTTAGCATTGTCATCTACATAGTTTTTATTAGTAGCATCAGTTCCACTCGATGGAAGTGAAAGGTTTACTATTTTGTTAGATCCAAGATTTAAATTTCCCTCCATAGAACTTAATCCATTTAGTGGAAGGAAGCCTGGTCCTATTCTGTTTGCACTACCTGGTATCTGTGTGCCCGATTTAACATTAAATCCAAGTACACGATTTATATATCCACCGACTGCTTTTTCGGTAGGCACTGCCTGTCCTGAATCATCTGCAAAACTGTCATCTGCTGAGAATTCATTTATTGTAACACCCTTCTTAAAGCCAAGTGCGTTTGCATTTGAAAGACCAATTTCACCAGCAAATGTAATATCACCTGTTGCTTGGTCTACACTAAAGAATTTACCTACACGGAAGAATCCGTCTTGGTCTGTACTTACAAAGAACACTCTTCCTTTTCTACGTTCCCATACCTGAGAACTTGTTGCAGTTTCTGCGTCTGTGTAAAAATCTGCAAGAGCATTAACAGGTTCACCTAAAATAACATTTGGATAGTTACTATCATTAAATGATCCTGTACCAATCTGTGTAAAGTCGTGTCCTGTCGCTCTCAGCAATGAAATAGCAATAGTAATTTCTCCAGTTGAACCTGCTGGCAATCCTGCGCTTAATATTCTATCCTGTGCAGGTATAGAACTGTTAATACCACTACCACCATATGAACTATTAATATTTGTAGAAGCTATGTCAACAATTTCAATATATGCCCAACTGTCGGTTGTTACACTTGTAGGGACACTGTTAGCACCTAAAGCACCACTTGTGCTTCCTGATAATTCATCTGTTGTATTAAATGTACCAGTAATATCGTAAAGTTGAATAGTTGATCCTGTAGTACCAGCTAGTACTTTACCTGTAGCACCTGTATTTGCTTGTGTAATAGTTTCATCTGTAACTACAGTAATTGATCCAGTGGTGACAAAATCGTATACTACATGATATCCTGTGATACCGTGTGTTTTACCATCCCATACAAATTGCATTCCACCGTCTGCACTGTAACCAGGATCACCTGGATACAATCCTGTTTGTGTTCTACTATCTCTTGCTACTCTTTCCGCGTCATCAAAAAGGTTTACTTCACTTTCAGTCAAAGGTTGCACAGCAATTTTTGTATCACCTTGAGCACTACCAAATCCTCCAGTAAGGTTGGTTGTAGAAATTGCTAAGTCCACAAAGTCGAATCCTAATTCAAAAGTGGTTAGTACTTCGTCTATATTAAGATCTTGACTGAACGAATCTTTGTTACTAAATGCAATACTTCTGTAAGTTGTATTATCGCTTTCATCAAAGTTAATCGCTGTTGAAGGTCTAGTTACTAGATCATCTGGAGTTGCAACATTGGCGAATATATGATTAAAGTTATCTCTATATTCTATGATAGTTCCGTCAGTAACAGTTGCCTGTAGTGTACCAAAGAAATCATCAGCCGCAACATCATCTGCTTTGAGATCTAGTTTATAAACTAAATTGTTATGTGTGCCCTGTGTGGTTCCAAAAATTGTATCTACGTTTATTGTTAGATCATTTGTAGGAGAACTTCCTCCAAGATCACTACCGCTAATTGTTATAGTATCACCAGCCGCATGTCCTGAACCTGGTTGATCAACTGCTACAACAGCAGCACCTGAACCTCCTATTGCACCAACACCTGTAACTGTTACATTAACGATTAGCCCTGAACCCGAACCTGATGTATTTGTTGCCACACTCTGATATGTGCCTGTGGCTGCTGTAGTTCCTGCAAGAGTTGTAGCATCTAGCGCAGATACACCTGTAATAACAACATCACCTGCTTCTCCAGTAATTCCATCTCCATCAGTGTCACTGATGTTGGTAACAGTGCTAATTGCGTAATTTAGTGTTCCTGTTACACCTCCATGATCAATAGTAATAATACTATTTGCAGTTGGCGGTCTTTTTAAGTCTGTGACTGTAATGCTTGGTTCGTCAAATGCATTTGTATAAGTTGTATCAGTAAATACCTTCGCAGGTTGAACCATACTGTCTTTCATTGTAATCTGATCTGGAATTTCGTTTGGATCAGCACCTTCAGCAATTAAGCCAAAGTTACCATAACCATTAGAACAGTTTAATCCTCTAATTTCTGAACCATTATTAGCATACATTGCTGTTTGACAATAGTATGTAAATGTACTTACTTGCTCTGAGAATGCAGCGTTGTTTGCAATTAATCCATAACCTAAGTCGTTAACCTGTGTAAAGTCGTTTGCAAGCATACTTCTGTTACCAGCAGTTTGGAAGAAAATATCTCTTTCTACACTTGAATCATCAAACTGCTCAACATCATAACCAACACCATCATTTGAATTTGCATCAAGATAAATTCTAGCTGTTCCTTGACCTTGGTCAAAATCTGAAATTGCGTTAACCTGATAACGTCTACCTTCTACATAAAACGGACAAGGTAATTGTGGTGGACGTAATCTTAGTCCTTCACCACTATTACTTTGCACATCTAGTATGAATTTATTTGCTGTAAAAGGTTGAGCAACAATCCTTGTAGGCAAGTTTCCAACATAGGCATCAACGTACATGCCGCCAGCAAAAATCTTTTTATTAATACTCTTAGAGAAACTAGACGCTGTTTGAATATAAGGTGACTTAGTTAAAACTTGTCCTTCAGGATCCAGCACACACATAAATCCACCATGTCCCTGCACTGTTACGTTTCTTATGATAGTAGCATCACTCATTAAGAAAACATCCATTTGGTCATTTCGTTTTGGAGGATTATATTCAACATCAAACACAAAAGTAATCTTATCTATAAGTGTTCCAACAATAGTTGCTGTTCCTGCTTCTCCTGATCCTAAAGTAATATCTGGTGTTTCATTTGCTAAAACGGCCGCACTGCCAGCGGTATAAGAACCTGTAGTATAGTTTGGAGCAACACCTGAAAGCAAAGCGTTAGCTAATTGGCTTATGTTTTGTATAGCATCCTCAGTCGCAACTTCTTGTGTACTGTCTCCTAATTGGGTTAAATAATCTCCTTCACCTGCTAACAAAGTTTGATAACTTCCTTGGACTTCTAAAGTTTTTTCTTCCCCACCATTACGCAAGTCATTTATAAGGGCATCAACAACAAGACCAGTATCTCTTCTACACTTGTCAGTATCGTATACTAAAGAAGGAAACTGTTGTGTAATAAATTCGATAGTTTCTTCTATTATGTAATCTTTATTTTCTTTTAAAATGTTTGAACTAGTAGTATAGTCGCCTGCGTTAGTAACGTCTGGTCCTATATTCAATGGTCTATCACCTCTATACAAGTAATGATATCCAAACTTACCTTGTGCAATATTATCTTGGTTAAAGAAAGTTGTACCACCATTATTCAAAGTCATTCCATCAAATTCATTATCTCTATAAAAATATAAACTAGCATATGGGCTTTGCGAAATCCTTGGAATTCTTGAATCTGTTTCTGTTTTTGGTTTGATAATTACTCGTCTAAACTCGTCACCTCTAAGAGATACGTTATTGCTGATTCTAATAGGATAATCTTCTTCATATATACCTGATTCTACTTGTATAGTAACTTGTTTTCTTTTAACAAAATTACCAAACTCTAACGGTTCTCCTGGTTCGAAATCTTTTGCACTTAATAAGTGCATTTGGAAAACAGTTGGACCAGGTTCTAAACCGCCAGTCTGTGGGTCTGTCGCCGCCTCTGCACCTACGTCATTAGTGAAACTCACTATTTGTCCTATAGCTTCAGAACGTTTCCCTCGTATAACTTTACCTGGAAGTGCATCTGTGTTGTTAGGATTGGTTTGATCTGTATATGTGCTTGCACCATTTGTAACAACAATTTTATATGTGCTACCATAAACAATGTCACCACCACTATCTAATCCATTTTGAATGATTGTAGTAATCAAATTAAATTTATCTTGAACAGCAGTAACAGCATTAGAATCTGCATCAAGGTCTCTTGCTATTGTACTAGGAATACTATCAGGACCTAATGCTCCGCTTACACTACCTGTAAATTCGTTACCAGTGTTGAAGGTTCCTGTAGTTGATTCTAAAAGCACTGTAGTTCCATTAGTCACTGAACTAACAACAATACCAGTTGCTCCACTTCCTACTTGTGTTAATGTTTCACCTGCTGACACACTAACATTTCCAGTAGTTGTAATAGTTACAATAGTATCTAAATCAAAGTATTGATTTTCTTCAACTTGATAAACAAGTCCAATAATACCACTGCCTGTATAGCCGTCAAATCCTGATGTATCATAAGACACAGTTAAACTGCTATCATTATAAAGTTCAAACGTAGATGGACTTGTAACTCTAACATACTTTTTAGTATTGTCTGTTATTTGCACCATACCTTGAACATTTCTAAACACCACTAGATCGCCGTTACTCAGTCCGTGATTTGTTGTAGTTGTTACAGTTGGAATTTCTTCCACGGTAATTGACTGCACATTACGTTGTTCTAGTAAGTCATTAGTTAATATAGCCGTAGCAATGTCTCTTGCTTTCACAATTCCTGCAACTGTTTCATTCAATTGTGTGGTAATAGCAATCCTTGCACTTACACCTGAATAATATCTTTGAGCAGCTTGTATAGTAAGATAGTTTGCTGTTAACCCTCTGTTTATATCTAGTGCTATAGCATCAATGATTAAACCAACATCTCTTTCGCATGTAGCTTCTGCGTAAGAAAAGTCGGGAAATTGTCTATTAATAAATGAAACTACTTCTTTTTGAATATATAATCTGTTATTGTCTAATAATTTTCTTGCCTGTTCAAAAACTGGTGTTTCGACATCTGCATTTATAACAACACTGTCTTTTGTAAATCCTGTGTGAGTAAGAGTTTGCATATAGTTGCCTGGCTCTGAAGGAGCAGATTTTATTAATTCTTCAGCACGTTGGGCAGCTGCATTAATTGTTTTGAATGCATATGTATAAGATGTTCCTTCTTTTCCAGGAGGTACACCATTCATATTGTCGTCGCCACCTGAGCTTACAAATAATACTTCTGGTGAACTATAGGCAGTGTTATCAACATAATATTTTGTTGCTGCTTGTAGATCTTCTACACCATTAGGTGCACCTTGTCCTGCAAGTTCACCTGGATGATCTGACAGATACAAATTACCTTCCATTGTATCGCCTTGACGTCTTAAAACAGCATCTCTTGGCATTGCAGTATCAGCTAAGAAATTCCCTGCAAGATCATTATCTAGTGCGGCGTCAACAAGAGTATGTGTGTCATCTGCAGCGATAATTCCACTTGGAACAACTTTAAATGTTTCTGCATCAGATAGGTTATCAGTGAAAGAATATTGTTTGTTAGCTTCTGTATATAGATACAATCTAGTTGGACTTACAACTCTTAGGTAATATGTTGTTCCACTTGTTAAATTAGTAGGATCGGTGTCTTCTGAATTAAATTTTAAAGCAGTGCCGTTTGATCCGCTTTCTAATCCGTGTCCGCCTACTTGCAGAGCTTGATCAACATCATAATGGGTTAGGATTTCCACAGCACCATCAACATATTGATTTATCTCAAATGTATAGTGTAATTTACCTGTAGGCTCATCTGCTACACGCAAAGGCAATCCAGATGTAATATATCTTTGATCAGCATAACCTTTGGTTATAACTAAATCATCTACGGTGATATTATTTAAACTGTCATGTGCAGCATTCATTGCTTCTGCGGCCGCAGTGCTTATACCAACATTAGCAATACCAAAACCAGCTGCATTTAAAGGTCCGCCAAGTGTTGGAGTAAAATCATCACCTACTTGAGTGAATGCACTACTAATAATAAGTTTTCCTGGTACATCATAACTGAATGTAATTGTATCTTGGGCATTTGCATCTAAAGCACTATTACTAGCCAATGTAGACAGTGTTACAAAAGTTCCTGCATCATTTACAAGCGGTATTGTGTTAGGTGCAAGTTCGTCCGGAGTGTCGCTAAGTGTGCTAAAAGTAATTTGGCCACCTACGCCAAATACCGCATACAGTTCTGTAAAGTTTTCGTTTACTTTGCGGAAGGATTCGCGAATACTATCGCCGGTTCCATCATTACCCTCAACACCAATATTTACGTCTTGTTTTGCCATTTATTGCTCCAATTATGCAGGTTCTGCTAACTTATCAAAGTCGAAATTTACGCTTACTCCACAGCCACATGAGCTTTTAGCATTAGGATTATGTATTTCAAAATTACTACCAAACACTTGGCTTACGTAATCAATTTCTGTTCCTACTAAAAACATAATGCTAGGGGCTCCTATGACTAAACGTCCTTTACCAGTTTCAATTACTTCGTCATTTTCTTGAATATCTGCTTGTTCAGCAAAATTCCAAGTATACTCAAATCCTGCACAACCACCACCCTTCATATTTAAACTAACAGCATATGCTGATTTTTCTTCACAAAGTGTGTTTATTTTATTTTTTGCTGATTCTGTAAGTGTACAAACTGGCATATATGACTCCTATTAATGTTATTTATCGTATGATTTTATAATCTTAATGTAAATATATGTATGTTTATAAAAGAATTTACAGTGTCAAAAAGGCATGAACGCCTTAGTAAACTAGGCAAAGCACATGAATATTGGCGTACAAGTACTATGATTGTATTAAGGTGTGATAGTTGTGATGTTGAATTTACAAGAAATAGGGGTAAAATGGACCCTAACAGGATTAACAACAATTATTTTCATGTTTGTAGTAATTGTGATAGCAAGAGATTTGCACAAAAAATGGGCATAACCCGTAAACAAATATGGGATATGCCCGCTAGTAGTGATTTAGATATTAGTAAACTTTAATCTTCTTTTTTATAAATTGTCCAAGCACCGTAAACAATAGCGATACCTGCCGCAATCTTTGCTAATGGTGCTAAGAATAATACCATTAGTCCAAGAGCAACTAATAGTGCTCCATCCCAAGATGTTCTTTCTTTGATTCTTGAGTCTATCCATTTTTTAATCATTGTCGTCTCCTCTCAAAACAATTACTCCACAAGCGAGTCTATCACCTGCATTTCCTGTTTTTAAACTCTCTGCATCTCCGCCTTTGCCTAAATCGTCAACATCACTGTGTACAACAATACTTCTACCTACTATGCTACGTTCTCCTACGAGATCTATACGTTCAGCAACAATTTTAATATTAGCGGTACCGCTATCGTCAGCAGTAATATTGCCAAGATCGCCCACGTGTCCTTGTTCCAAATCTCCATGATCAACTCCGTCTGGATTATAATGAGCACCTGCACTTTCACAACCTTTGCTTAAATCACCAAATTCGTGTATATGAAATCCATGCTCTCCTGGTTCTAAACCTGTAATCGTACCTTTAATAACAGTAGGTCCGCCTGATACTTTTTGCATCATTACAATATTACCTTTTACAGTGTCCGAATGTTCTAGCACACATTGAGCGATAGCATGCTCATTATCTGCTTCTGCGATTGTAGACAAACTTTCGCATTGACAGGTTTTAGATCTTGTGCGTTGGCATTGTCGAAATTCATTAAATTTCATTAATATTTCCAGCCATCCTTGGTAACTGTAGATTTGGTTTTTCTTATTTTAGTAGGCTCAGGAAATTTTTCTTCTTTCGCAACAGGTACGTATGTAACAGGTCCTGTATCGATCCTGATACCTCTAATTTTATCTAACTTTAAATTCTTTTTTATTCCTTGAGTTTTCATATTTTGCTCCTACGTAGTATTTATATAAATCTATGCTTGCTAGATTCTTTGCCTTAGATTCTACCATTATATCTGCGTAGTCTAAATATTCTAATGCCCAGTCATTTACAGCACGATTCCACATATAATCGCTGTGTGCTCGCAGTTTTGCTTTCTTGTAGCCTTGTTCAAGTAAAGATCTCATACTAGGACGTTTGCCTTTGGCATGTCTATCAAGCAAATCTTCTCTGCTAACACTGTAATGAATTACAGGACGGACACCGCGCCAACTATCTACTATGCGAGCAAATCTATCGTCGGTTGGTTGAATGTATTCTCCACTAGCGACCCAGTGATGGTGTATGTCAAGAACGAGGGCGAGGTCGTTTGCAAGTTCAAGACTTGCGTCGATACCCCACGACATTTCGTCGTTCTCGATTGTAATAATGTTTCGCGCCTCTTGAGATAATCTTGGGAGGACTGCTTGTATACCGGCTGGACCTTGCCTGCCGGATATGTGTACATTGCACTTCGCATCTTGGAAGGACTTGCCGTATCCCATCCAGCGGAAGACATCGGTGTGATATTCAAATTCTTCTATGCTCCTTTCTACAATATCAGGATTATCTGACGCAAGTACAGTGAACTGACCAGGATGCATAGACACCCTAACATCAAGTTCACGAGCCTTTGCTCCGACGTGAGCGAAGTTGGTCTCGCAATATTTTCGTACATCAGGCTTGCGCCAGAAATAAGACCAAGTAGGCTCAGTATAAACAGGCAAGACGTCACTTCCCAGCCTAACCATTCGTAATTCATTGGGTAATCCTCCTACGTATTCAATCAAGTTTTCGTATGACTTGATGTTGTGAACCATAATATCCCAAAGTCTTTGTTCTGCTACTTCACGTGTTTGTCTGTTAAGCCACGCAACAGTAGTGCTTCGTGTGTTTAATGGTCGTTGAATTTCTTCTAGTAATTTTTTCTTTTGTGTTTGGTCTGGGTGCATGTACTTACATGCAAAGCCTATTCGTTTGGGTGTTTGTTTCATAAAATCGCCGGCAGTTGTAAACTTTAAATCCATATTAACTTCTTTATTTCCATTTGTCAAGTATAAATGGATCCTTACATCTATGCGGATTTGGATCCCCGTGAAAAGCAACTATACAGCAATCTGCGGGAGGCTTAACATCTTCTATGGTTGCTAATTCTCTATTGCCTCTAGTTCCACCTGGCTTCCATCTCCGATCTTTTCGAACTTCCCACTTCCAGCTTAAAATCCAAGTATCAGGAAATATTTTTGCCTTGTTTTTTGTTTCTTCATACAAATAATCTTGGTCTCCAAAATGCCTACGCATTATGTTTGTGTTCTCTTTTTGAAATTTCTTCCAAACATAATCAAGTTGTCCTTTTTCAAACCTAACAACACTGCTGTTATATTTTTCCCAATTAGTTCTCATTGCCCTAGTAAAATCTCTAATAACACAATATTGGCCAGGATAAAAATCAAACAATCTATCTATAGGTGCTACTATAACCATATCAAGATCCAGATACAAAATAGTACCTTCAATAGGCAAGTCTGCCGAAAAAATATAAGGTTTATACCACCAGCCTGATACTGCAAGAGTAGGAGGTAAAGGTAATACGTTTATATTTTGATTTAATCCTATAGGATCTTCGGTTATGCAATAAAAATTAAAATCATAGCTCATATTAGCTTTGACCATGTTATACATTTTATTGACATAGTCTACACTGTACTTGGTACCGTGTTTTAATACTAGAATATTTTTATCACACGAATTACTGTTACCGCTATAGAGTTTTTGCTTTCTAACAAATTCTTTTTCTAATTTGCGTTTGCGTTTATTCTCTCTAATCTCTGCAATTTCTTGTTTGGTGAATTTTGACTTATCTATCTTAGCCATCTACAAACGACATCTTCTGTACTTGAAAGGGGGTGTAAATTGCACTGTTTGCACCATGCTCTGCACATTCAACTGATTCACACCAGCAACGACCGTTGCTCATTTCTTTAACCAGAGTATCAGCAAAGCGCCATGCATGTTCTGCAAATTTCTCTGCACCTACACCATTAAACTCTCTTACTTCACATAGATCTTTATCCTGTAGATCATAAAAGTCTTGTTTGTGAGGATCGTTGATATCTACACATGTTTTGTGGTCAAAGTTATCTTCTAGCCAAGCCTTGAGTGGCTTTAATCCACCAAAGTCTACTGCCCAGTTTTTGTTGTCAAGATCTGAACAACCAAAAGTAAATTTAAATTGCAGACTGTAACCATGTAGTAGATGACAGTGTGAATGATCTGCATTAGGTTGACGGAAGACTGCAGAAAGTCCTATGTTGTGTCCGTATGTTTTTGTACTGTAGTATGCCATAATTATCTCCTATATAATTGTGGCGGCAGAATTAGAAGGGTTGACGCCAAGTCCTATAATGTTACTACTTATTATATTACAAATTATTAAGGTTGTCAAGTGAAACATTTGGATATTTCCATTCTTTTGGTAACATCCATTCATTGTAATTGTACACAATAAAATTAATTTTTTGAAAATATGCAAATATTTTTCCTATTTGATATACCCAATATCTAGGATCTACTGCACTTTTTTCTGAAGAATCGTAATTATTAGTGTCTTTATAAACATTGTTTACTTTTGTAGTTTGACTATATAAGTCGAATCCTATTAATTTAATAGTGTTTTGTTTAGTTACATTTACAGCAACAAGAACAGCATAAGGGCCACTTCCCCAATTAAAAGGATCATCTGCTCTTACCTGTCTATCAAAAGGTAATTCCGGAACACAGTTTATGTTCTTATAGTCCTTTCGTTCTTTGAACCAGTCTTTCCTAGTATACAAAAAATTAAAATTATTTTGATAATGATTATTTGCTTCGTCTACCATCCTACGGTCAACACATACTAAATGATCAACAAAAAAATCTCGCACTATAGCATTACAACCGATCTTGGTTGAGTTAATTTCACTTAGATTAATATCGCACCTGCTTTCACCGTTTCCGATAACCAGCATTTATATTACCTTTTTGATGTCTTTGCGTAGTTGCTCGATATCTTTTCTTATATTGTCAAATTGACTTATAGATATGTTAATATTTTTATGTATATCTTTTATAGCGTACATCACCCACCACCACCAAGTGATACTAACAGCAAGAAACATACATGCCACGCCCATAAAAAACATTTGGGTGTATGTGTTAACATCTACAAGATATAGAATTGCAGCCATTAGAATTGATAGCACTGGCAAAACTCTTGCACTTATACTCCAAATGTTAACTTGATTTTCTAATTTTGAATTTGTCCGAAAAGTTTCCATTCTCCCGGAGAACCATTTCTTATACAAATCCATCCAACGTGTCCTGTCGGTACTGGGTTGTCGTTCCATATAATGTCACCTTTATTGTATGACCCGTTGACAGGAATACTATTACCAACTTCAAATTTTTTGTTTTGTATTCTAACAGGTCCAGCAGTAGTAATATCTACATCTGAAGGGAAATTCTTAACTCCGATCCCTAACCCGCCAACAACGCTCATTTTATTATTTACAGTTACAGTACCGTCTGTACCAATTTCTATGCGTGTAGTGTCGTCTGTAACAATTTGTAATGCACTTGTAGTCCAAGTACCAACTTTGAATTTTTTATCTTCTGTATTATTAATAATAAACTCATGATCAATATTTTTTACGGAAACCATAGCATTAGGACTATCAGTTCCAATACCTAATCTTTCACTATCACTGTCCCAAAATACAAAATTATCTATATTAACACGACCTTCTACACTAAGTCCTTGCAGTGTTCCTACTGTTTGAAGATTACTTTGTGTAACACTATTGCCCAAACTGTTTAGTGTTAGGACAGGCAGTCGTTCAATTCTATATACCTTGTCTCGATCAATATCAATATCTTCACTACTCCATAATCTATTAGGAGTATCTCTAAAAACAAATTGTTTTGTGTAGTCTAATCCAGTCCAGATCAAACCTTTTCCACCAAGTGAATTGTTTTCAGCTTTGAATTCTAATGGAGTAGTTCTTTCATTTCGAACATCTGCACTTATTTCATCTACGTGTAATTTTTGTGCATGTATTTCACCTTTTACTCTAAGATGACCATTAATTCTTAAATCATTGTTTATATCCTGTACATTCATTGCTTTTACAGTAATACCGTCATTGTGTACAGTTAATGCAACTTGTTTTGCTTCGTCAACAATGCCAACGGATTTGAAATTTGTAATCATTCCACCGTTGATTTTGTTACCGCTTAATTGACGGTCTAAAATTTCGGGTTGAGGAGAAGGCTGACTTTGTAATGCGTCTATTGCTTCTGATAGGGCTGTCAAGCCATTTCGTATGTCATGGATATTGCTCATACTAATATTTATCAGTTTAAGCGTAGAAGTATCGTATCAGGATTGATCCTACCATTAAGTTTTGTGTCTGTGGTTTTAATTTCTTCTAGGAATGTCCTTAATTTTACTTTACCAGCACCTTTAAACTCTTTAAGTTGTTCTTCGGGCTTACGCAGTGTCTTTTGTACACTTTCTTCTTCATTATACTGTGTAATAGTAGTGCCTTTTACACTTAACCCACTGCCTTCTCTGCCAGCACCTAGCGGATCTATTACTTTTGCAACATACTTGCCTAGTTTGCGTGTTTTACAATTAAACACCCAAACCTCACTTGCTCCTATAATATCTGTAGGATTGATGCTGACAATATTAAATTTATCGTCTTGCTTTTTGTATTTTAGTTTAGCAACTAATTTATCTGCGCTTTTAGGCTTAGGTTTACGTGTTTTTCTATTTGCTTTTGATTGTTCAATAATAAAGTCACAAGCATCCATTATAACTTCTAAAGCAGTTATGATTTGTTTTACCTCTGATTTTGTACTGTTACTATAGCCTTCTTTAAGTTGTTCCCATAGATCGGCTTGCTTTTCGTCCATGTTTTTAAGTTGCCCTGCGGTAGGAATATTTAAAACATCTCTATATTCAGCAAGTTCAGATTCATAAAAATCTTTTATTTTCCTAGCATGTGCTTGGGTAACTTTATATTCAGCAAAATGTTTTTTAACATCAAATCCTTTTGGATTAAATTTTACATCGCCTTTGTAGTGGTCTTCTAACCATTCGTCAATCTTTTCTGCTGCCTTCTTAGATTGTTCAGTAATGCGTTCTTGGATACTTGGAACATATACATTCTTCTTTTCTTTCTCTTCTTCCTGTTTTTCTTCTACAACAGTACCGCCTTCTTTGATAGCATCCTCGATACGCTTTTTCAAGAATTGTGTACTAGGAGCAAGTTCACCCATAGTGCCAGGAAGGCTTTCCCAATACTTTGCATGTTTTTCATTGTAAGCAGGCATACCCCGCAGTAGCATTTTTGCTACAATAGCGGCTGTAATACTTAAAGTGTGTGCAGGTGCAGATTTTGCGTTTTTAATATCTTCTTTAGAATAATCCTGTTCTTTCATCCAAACCCAAACACTAGGATATAAATCCTGTGGCTTAAAGTTATCATAGTACCAAGCTCTTGCGGCATCTTTAGCTCTATGGTATTGCTCGCCTGTCCATTCTTCCCAACCTTCCCAACTTGGTTCAGCTAGTTTGGCTCCGCGTCTAATACGTGCGGTTGCTCTAGGTTGTTTACGTTTGGTCTTTACACCTTTAAGTGCAGTAAATGCCATTTTAATCTCCTACTAAAATATACAGTATATATTAGAAAGTGTAAAAGTCAATAACTTTTTGGATTATTCGTGTTCGCCACCGGGATCTTTTGGATCTAAATAAACTTTTTTTGGAAGCCCTGTTTTCTCATCATGGTATATAGTATAAGTTCTTCCTCTACCATAAGAATGATAGCCTTTGATAAACCTAAACGAATTAGGATTGCGTTTGGCAGTTTCAAAAGTTCCTACCGTGACAACAACTGCCGCAATAAGGAAAACGTGTGCAATAGCACTCACACCAAATGCAGTGATGCTACCTAAATACATCGAAAACACAATACACCACATCCAAGCAAGCACCTGCATAATCACATGTCTTACTCCAAGATCTGGAATATTACTAAGCGGATTGCGTTTGTCATCCATTATCGCAGTCCATGCATTATATACAAACTCTCTCATTAATTTTTCCTTTCAATAAATCCACACACAGGACACAGTGTCTCTGAGTGTTCAGTTTCACAGGAAACACAAATTATTTTATCCATTTGTATATTCCTCCTGTTGCGGTGGTTGTATCACACCCACCACCGATACCGCCTGTGCATTCCATTCCGTGATAAAACACCGTTGCGGGATCAAAATATAGTATGCCTACGGCCATCATAACCGTAAGCACCATTGCTGATAAAAATGGTTTCACGAGAACCTTTCTACAAGAGCAGACACAGTAAGAAAAGCACCATAGCCAATAAGACTCCACAATATTATGAAGCCAACGACTGTTGGATCATCCCAACCTGTGTCGTCCTTAAATCCTAAACGTCTAAACACCTTGTCAAACATTCTATTTCCTTCCTAGAAATTTCTTAGCCGCATTGATTGGATTACGTAAACCTTCATAGGTCTCATCAATAAAGCCAATATGTTTAGTTAATTTAACATCAAGTGCTTCTAGTGTCAACTGTAATTTGTCTACTTTAAGTTCTAGTTTTTCCAAACTGTTTTTGACATCCTTGTCAATCATTTTAACCTTCTCTTTCTAGATCCCAACGCACCTTGTTTGGTGGTGACGGAGGAGTTCTTGATTTCTCTTTTGTAAACACAAAGAATGTAAAAAACACCGCGGTAATCAATACCGTATGTCCGATGATGTTGTAGCCAATGTACAACAGTTCAGCAGTGTAAATACCAAACGCCACACACCACATTGCGGCAAGTGTATTACTCAACATGAATCTGTATTCCATGCTTGAATGTTTGAGGGCGTTTTTAGTGCCGTCTAACAGTCCGTAGGCAAACTTACCTAAGTTGATCCATCCCATCATATTTTTTCTCCGGGCTCAAAGCCTCTAAATGTTTTAAATCTTGGAAAGCGTAAACTATATGTTTCGCTGTCTTGCGACTTAGTTCTAGCATCAGCTCTAATCTCAATTAACTGACCAAGGAGACTAGCACGTTGAGCCCAGTACTCATCACGTTGAGCATCAGTGAAGCCGCTCCCACAGTTAAGGCGATAATTGTATCCATCATCTTCTCCTTCTACTATTACGGCACCTAGTCTTCCTTCGTTTCGTCCAGTGCCTTCCTCGACGTCAACGACTTTTAGTGTGATCTCAATAAACGGTTTCGCTTTCAGCCATGCATGTGTTCGTTTGCATTCATAAGGAGCATCAACATCCTTGATCATAACACCTTCATAACCACCGTCTACAGCCGCTTTATTAAGCTCTACAAAGCGTTTATTGCCTTCTGACGTGTCTAAGTCTACTGTTTCCCATTCCAACGCTTGTACATGCTTTAAAACGCTTTTGTGTTCCTCTACCCAATGTTTGGTAATAGCACTACGGAAGCTCTGAGGCTTGTCCCATACACCGTTTTTAAAACAACCTAATGGAATAGTGTCAAACAAATGTAGTACAGCATCATCGTTTTGTATATTATCTTTTCGATGCACCTGCTTCATTAGATCTTGGAAGTTAGCACTCATTACTTCACCGTCTAGCACTAGTGGATATGGTACAGGATAGTCTTTTAAGACTTCTTCAATTTCTGCAATGATGTGTCCAAAGTTATGAAACTGTTTTCCGTTACGAGAGAACATCTCAACTTTATTGCCTTGGATGATAGTAATAACTCTTACACCATCTAGTTTGATTTCGATCTGTTTCTTGCCAGTCATCTTCTTTTCGTGCTTGGCACTGTCATGAGCAAGAGCACAAGTAAACACAGGAACAGTACCTGGTGCTACTTTATTCACAGTTTTTTCTGAAACACCACAACGCAAGTCTTTAATAAGGATTCTACGATACCATCCGTTCCATTGTTCTACTGTGCAAGAACTTTTTACAAGATTGATAGCATCACGTGCCGCATGACCTGTAAGTTCTCTTGCAATAAGTTTGTCTGCAAGTTCTTTAAATACTGACCATTCACATCCTTGTCCTGACCATTCGCTAGCGAGTTCGTCTACCTGCTTAACACCAAATGTCACAAGTGGATCAAGTGCCATTGTAAGACCCTCAAAAAACTCTGGTAGTCCTTCTTGGTGTGCTGATTTTAGTATTGCTTCTTTGCCTAAACGTGAATTATCTGCTTCAAGTTTAGCAATAATATCTTGTGGTTGTGTTCTCATATTGTGCCTCTCACTTTTAATTATATATACACTATACAGTCACAATAGGAGTTTGTCAACCTTTTTGGTTATTAAATACAGTATGAAACGAATTTTGGACATATTATT